GTATTATAAAATATAATTTGAAATCCGGTTTTGAAATTGCAACCGCTTTTGGAATTTCGTCGACATTCATGGGCTTAGCATTAAAAGAAACTAATGGAAAACTTGTCACAATGGATGCTTATATTGAAGAGCTTTTTAACAGTGAAACCGAAATTAAAAATTATGGGGTAAATGATGAAAATACATACGAGAATGCCGATGGTTATAAAATGGCAAGTAAATTGATAGAATATTTCAAAATAAAAGAATTCGTAAACTTGAAAATTGGGTGGTCTCCAACTGATACAGGAAGAGTAATAGAAGAGGTTCATGGGTCAAATAAGTTAGATTTCGCCTTTATTGACGGAGGACATAGTGCGGAACAAATACAATATGATACAGAAGCAATAATGGAGTATCTTGATGAAGATTGTGTTTTATTTTATCATGACCATTTTTCTTTAGCGGGAGAAACAATAATTTATTTAAATAAAAATAAGTTTAAATTCATGGAGAATTTCCGCACAAAGTTTAATTTGTGTATGTATGGTAGAGGAAAATTTTTAAATTCATAAATTATGGACGGAGAAGAATATTTGTTTTTTTATCCTGGTGCCATTTATACAAACAATGGACAAAATGATTGTGTGATGCATGTTGGTGAAAAAAAGTTGATGGAGTTCATGGCAAGTTTAGCTTGTGTAAATGGTGGTGATATTTTGGAAATAGGTTTTGGATTAAACTTGTCTGCGGATGAAGTTCAAAATAAAAGTTCAGTTACATCCCACACAATTATTGAGGTTCACCCTGAAATTTACGAGAGGGCTCTTTATTGGAAAAAAGACAAGAAAAATGTTGAAGTTTTATTGGGGGATTGGTATGAAATCTTACCCTTAAAGAATAAAATTTTTGACGGTATCATTCACGACACTCATAACGATAGAAACATTCCAAATTTCCTTGATATAGTAAAACCAAATTGTAAAGAAGGTACAATTGTGGTTTTTTTTGAGAACCAAGCCAATGACCTTAGATTACGTGAAATAAAGTATGATATGGACCCAAATGATGTAGAGGTTCTACCATACAGAGATAGTTTTAGAAACAACAATTACACACTGAAATACTCCGTATTCAATGGAATTCAATTTGTTCCGATACCTATTTTTTAAATATTATTTTTTTAAATGATTAAATTCCAAAGTTATAAGGGAATCTTTAGGAATATTTGCTTGGTACCAATGGAATCTTGGACCTATGAAACCTCTCAAGTCCGATAACAACTTTCTTCTTATGGATTCCTCAACTTTTTCTCTTGTCACATTTGGGATTTCCCCTTTCAAATAATTTTCAGGAGTAAGTATACTTTTACCATGTAAAGTTTTAACAACGTCATAAATATCAATAACTATCGTTGCTTTATCACCTTCCGTTTTTATTGAATTTATTTTAAATTTTGCTCTGAAATTTGGTGCTTGATTTTCATTTTGACGCCAATACCAATCTTTATGTTGTGCAGATGATATCCTTTTAGATTGAAATTCTTTTTCTTTAGATTTCAATCTTTCGATTTTACTGTTCATTATCTCATCGTGAGTTGCACCAGATTTTAATCTCTTCATTTCTGGCTCATCCAAAACATATACAGTTTCACCCAAATCTTCATTCCAAGACCTTTCCACGGGATTTGCATTACTCATTTGTCTACCCGTTGACGAGGAATATCTATTTAAATTTTCGTACCAAATTCCATTTTTAAAAATATAGATTGGGTACCAACCATATGATGTAACTTCGTAATATCCAACACCCTTTGGGTCTGTCTTCCATATACCTTCCAAATTCGAACCACGGAAGGGTAGTTGTGCAACAGTAAATAAGTTCGACTTTGTGTTAGGAGTCCACTTTTGTCTATTTGTTTTTCTTGGGTCAATAAAATTTTCTTTTGTGAGACCAGAATAATCTCCATCTTTTCGAAAATTTAAAAGATAGGATTCCAAAACAAAAAGAGAGTATTCCTCGGAAATACCCATCAAAGTGAGGGTTTTTTTTATAAATTGTAATAAATCTTCCCTATTTCTTCCTTTTTTCTTGTATGCTTGAATATACTTGAAAAGTTTGAAAATCACCGTTTCAGGAACCTTATCATATATGTTCTCGAATAAAAACTCAAATTGACTTTCAGTCAGTCTAAACTTCATAATTGATAAATATACCTGAGGTTTATATTTATTATTTATGAAAACATTTGATGATTTACAAAAAGATAGAGGAATAATCAAAGACCTTTTTTCTAAATTTACAAATGGTGAAATCGACGATTTCGATTTCATAGTAGACTTCCTATCAAGAGGAAAACCAAAAGTAACTTTTTTGTTAGGCGTTCCGGCTATGATTAAAAGAAAATATAACATGAAATTTGATGAAATTATCGAAAAGCATCTTAGGAATATGAGGTTTGTTCTCTCTACTTTGGGTTATGGAGATATTTTGAAAAAACCAATAGATTTCCAAATATTATGAGTCTTTTAAAAAGTAATATAAGATTATTGATTGAGACAGTCTCGTTAGAGGATTTGGATTATGATGACATACATGATATTATCAATGTTTTTTTTAGAAGTTGGTTACAAGAGAAAAAACCAGAGATAAATCAAAAAAGATTTGCAATTACTTACCTTCAAAGAAGGTATTTCAATGAATTTCTGAAAGATATAGGTTTACTTGATTCAGGTGACCAAGATGAATACGATTTTGATAAAAAAGATATACTTAGACATCTACTCAGTTTAGGTCGTATAGAATTACCTCTATATCACGAACACGAAACTAAATTCTTGGAGACATATAGAAAAAATTTTGAATTTCTTGTTAAAAGATTGGATTTACCAAAATTTGTAAAATTAGAATTTACCGAACCAAAACCATTTGAGTTAGAATGTAGTGTTGAGGTTGATTTCGAGAGTTGGATTAAATCCAACGAGACATTCCCAACAAGATTTTCGTTGGATAGAGACATAGAGAGACTTTTACAGAATTATATGGGTATTGAGGTTGGAGAATCTAGATTTGGAGGTATTCAAATTTCAGTCCAAGAATATGACTATGTCGGATACAATAATTGGGTTAAAAATATATTTCCTAAAATAAAAAAAGAAATTAAACAAATCCCTAAATTAGCTAACGTTCGTGCTATTCGGGGTAAAATTGAAAATAATAGGAAATTTATTATCGGTGTGTCTTTCGTGTCTTTCAGCCCCTACGGATATCTGAGCATTGACCACAAAAAAGAGATAAGAGAAATTTGGAAAAATCATGGGTATTCAGAAGATAAATTAGGTTTCTCATAAACTTTATTATTTCAAAAAAAAGTGTTACTTTTGAAAAAAAAACATATGTATATTGACTACGAATCACCAAAAACAGTTTCTAAAACTGTAATGTTTAACGGAGAAACCGAAGACGGAAAAAAGTTCACAATCAACGCTAATTGGAATGATTGGGATGACTGGAATGTAACTACAGATGAGATTTCTTGGGATGATGAAGAAGGGAATGAAGATGAAATTCAAGAAATTATCCACGAATTCTTGAATGAAATGAATGGATAGGTCAAACGATGTATTTATTGAAAAAAACATCATGGCTAGAACAAAAAAGTTTTTCAAACCTACGAGAAGTAAAAAATCAGGAAGAAAAACAAACAAAAGAATCGCAGCTAATAATCAAATATTAAAAAAGTACCTCGGATAAAATCCGAGGTTTTTTTATTCCTACGGGTATTTATATTGTGATTTTACGCGAAACAATAAGAAGAATATTGTTGGAGGATTTAGCTTCACAATTACAACAATTAAAGGACAAATATGTTGGTGATGGTAAACCCATGACTGAAAAGGATTTTGAAAAAATCTTAGAGGTTGCGGCAAATAAATTTTATATAATTGCTTGGCTCGCTAAAAGAGTAGGTACCGGCATGATTAAAGCCGAGGATATATACAAGTACAAAGAATATTTCGACATATTCGAAAAAAACAAAAAGAAATTTACTCACAAGGATATAAATCTTTATAAAACTGCAGAGGACCTTCAAAAATTTTTAGATGAAGTTTTCAATGTTCGTGAAGGTGATTTAACTTTTACAGAAATTCAAGGTAAAGACAATTTTGTAAGTAAAAATGATATCGAAAAATTAGAAAATACAGGAGGAATAAAATATTTGGGGATATATGACAATGGAAATTTTCAATATCAAGTTTTTCAAATTTTTCGAGTAGGGAAAGAAGTTTGGAAACAATACAGAGACATTCTAGGTAGATGTAAAGGAAGAAACAGAGGAGCTAAAATTGATATTTGTACGATAGGTCAATATCATTACTTTAGAGAATATCTGACCGACCCAAGAGGTTCAAGTTATTTTTTGTTGTTTAATTTAGACGACTCAAGGTCACCATACCAATTGCACTACGAGTCCGGTCAATTCATGGACAAAAACGATAGAGAAAGACACAACATAAAACAATTAAAATTTTTCGAATGGGTCGGCGATATGGTTCCAAAATATAGTATTGAAAATCCTAAATTTCCTGGTAATTTCGAAATACCTGTGAAGGGTAAGGGCACCCTCGATGACAGAGGACGTAAACAAGGTTTATGGAAAGAATTTGATAGGGGTAGACTTGATGCTATAAGAACTTATGTAAATAGTGTTGTTCGTGGTCCTTATGTAGAATATTTTGATGAAAAAAAAATACAAGAAAAAGGATTTATTGGTCCGAATGACAGATTAGATGGTGAATTTGAATCTTACCATCCAAATGGAGAAGTACACAAAAAAGGAAAATATAAACTCGGGGAGAGAGTTGGGGTTTGGATTATGGGAGATGAAGACGGTGTATATAGAATGATTGATTATGACAATAATCCAATTGAGGTAACCGGTTTTACTTCAACAGGAAAAGTTAGATATGTGAGTACTGCAAGAAGGCAAGATAATGAAAGATGGAGACCAAATCCAGCTTACGGAAAAACTATATTTTTCAACCCTTCAGGAAGTGTAAATGCAATAGGTACGCTAGGTGTTGATAATTCACAACTGGGTGAGTGGACATACTATTTTGCTGATGGTAGTATCAAATCACAAGGTAAATTTTTAAGAGGAATGCGCGAAGGTGAGTGGACTGATGTTTTGAAAGGTAAAGATGGTAAAAAATACATATTTGTTGCGAATTTTCGGAGAAATATACCTAATGAAAAAATAAAAATATATGATGAAAAGGGTAATTTTTTGAAAAAGAAGAATGCTTTTGATTTGAAAAGTAGATATTGGAATGATATGTCCCCTGATTTAGAATCTTTCAGACTTTACTAATTTTTTCTTCTGAGAGATATATTTATATAAAAAATCGATTATGAAAAGTACTTTTTTTGTTAGTGAAGAAGAAAAAATGAGAATATTAGAAATGCATTCTCCAAAAAGAACTATTGTTGAACAAGTTTTAATGCCCACAGTACCTGATATCAAAAGAGGTGAAACAATAAATCTTTATGATGAAACTAATAAATTAGATAAAAGATTTGTGATTTCTAAAGTTGTACAGGATTTGAATGGTGTTGTAAGAATAGATGTCAAATCTTCACAAACTTCATTAGGTGGTAAATCTCAAAAACAAGAAGTTAAAGTTTCTTACAAATGTGCAGATGAACATTTGGAAACAGACATAGAGAAAGAAGTTGAAGGTGCAAAAGAAGGAGACGCTCCTCAAGTTATAAAATACAAATCTGATTCTTTTGTTAAAAGACTCAGAAAAAAATTCTGTATGAAAAATTCGAAAGACGAATGGGTACCTAAAGCAGATTTTGCTAGTACTGGTGTTGAACCTTCTGATATGGTTTAAAAAATCAAATAATTTATATAAAACCCTCTCAAACGAGAGGGTTTTTTGTTTATTGCCCTATTTATCAATATGAGTCGTACAATAGGAAGTATTTTTTTTAGTGAAAATGAAATTATTATCAAATACGACGTAGGTTACTCAAAAATATTTAAAATCAAAAATTCACCAAAGTATCAAGTTGGAACTGAGTGGATTGATTTCAACGGGTCGAGATTTTTTCTTTGTGAAGATGAATAATTGTTGTTTTTATCAAAACAAAAACTTATTCTTATCAAAAATAATATATGTCAAAAATTAAAATTTCACTAGACCGAGGTGATATGGTATGTGAGTTATATGATAACGAAACCCCTATCACAGTAAAAAATTTCTTAGATTTAATTTCCAAAAACTTCTACGACGGACTAAGTTTTCACAGGGTAATTCCTGGATTTGTTTGTCAAGGAGGATGTCCTCGTGGAGACGGTACCGGTGGACCTGGATACACAATTTCATGTGAAGTAAATGCTCAAAAACAATTTCACGACAAGGGAGTCTTATCTATGGCTCATGCAGGTAGAGATACCGGAGGTTCTCAATTTTTTATCTGTCACAACAGACAAAATACTCAACATCTTGATAGAAACCATACATGTTTTGGTAAAGTTATTGAGGGTTTGGAACTTATTGACCAAATTAAACAAGGTGAGAAAATCAATTCAATTACCGTAATCTAATACAAAAAATGAAAAATTTAATCCTCAGTGTTATTCTTATTTTTTCGTCTATTTTTGGTTTCACTCAAACCTATTACAAAGCATCGATTACAGAAATGTATACTTGGAATAGAGTCGAAAAGGAGTGGGAACTTTATCAAAAAAATTCAGATGTCAACATAACGGTGGTAATTGAAGACCAGTTCATCAACATTCAGGCAAAAAACCCTAGCATGTACAAAATATATTTGAACAGTAAAGAAGAACTCAAAACAAAAACTTTATCAGGGTTTAGATATTCAGCTAAAAATCTAAAAGAAGATAATATTGTTAAAATAGATGTACTTGTGAGTAATGAGTCTCCGATTGCTGTGGTATCCATAATAGATATGGATGAAGGATATAATTTAAGATTTTTTCTAACTAAAGTTATAGAATAAAAACAAACCCTCCCTACGGAGGGTTTTTTAATGTGTTTTGTATTTATGAGTATGAAACAAGAATCTCAATATACTTGGACTGATAAAGATAAGGTCGTTGATTACACTGAACCGTTGAAAAAATTATGGGATAACCTTATACCGCCACAGTTCCCACAAATAAAGACATTTGAAACTAAAGGCGCTAAATGGGTTGAGCATAAAAAGACTTTAGGTGGTGATTTGTATTACATTTGGGAGGAGGATTTGAAATATTTGGTAAGAATTACCATGAAGAAAGAACTTTTAATAGATTCTGGTTGGAACGGTACAGACAAAGTAACTCAGAAATTATTTAATAAAGCATACGGGGAGGATATTTTTCCTAATATCAGATATAAAATGTTACATTTTGCAAAATTTGTTGGATTGAAATTATCTCAGTTTGATTTGGAAGGTGATTTTAAAGTTTTTATTGATTAAAACGTCATAACCTCTATTATTTTTTAATGGAAATTAGTGACAGATTTAGAGAAATAATTTTCAAAAAACTCAATTCGGACTTATCGGAGTGTGTTTTTTTTCCATCAGGAAGAGAGACTTGGATTGTAAATACAGACGACAAATATTGGTATTTCTTATCAAATTGTGATGGTGAAGTACATTATAATTCGGAGTTTTTCAATCGTTTTTTCAGGTTATTTTCTCTCAAACAAGAAGAGTACCAAGATGTTCTAAAGCAGTGGTTTGAATTTATAACTTCGCAAAAAATTAGAATTATTTCGAGAAGGGGAGGTAATTTCGATTACATCTTGGAGGTTTTGTTCAAGAAACACCAAGATGAATGGACAATATTTGAAAGGTATGGATGGAGTTATCACATCGTAAAAAAGTACACTGATATGAAAAAAAACCTGAATAAAAAATATATTACCGTTTCAGATTTTATTTGAAAAGTAGGATTCTAGTCCATTTATTATTTTGACTATTTATATTTATTGTACAAGATGAAGTCAATTATAATAACAGAATCCCAATTAGTGAAACTATTAGAAACGGCTATGGATTTAGACATCTATGTTCAACCTGTTGATTATTCAACTTCTGCAGGAAATGATAGTTTGATTGATTCAATTGATGATAATATTTCCAAACTGGATGAATTAAAACAAATGTTCAAAACTGGTAAGACAATTTCTACTGAATCTGAAGGAGAATTTTACAAATTGACTAATAAAATAAATAAATTGTACGACCAAACAAAATTTCAAGACCAATTTACAAGTTTATAAAGTAGTGTATTTTTAAAAAAAAAACTTTATGTATCAAAATTTATCAAATAATCAGAAAGCTCAGATTTATAACAAATTATTAAATCAATATGAAAGATTACAAGAACAAGTTAGACTGATTAAATCGGAGGATATCAATGTATCACCTGAAAATCAGAAAAAAATTGATTTTTTAGAGCACGAAATGAAAAGAGTGTTCAATGAAACTAAAAAACTATATTAAAATATTCACACCCCTCTCAAATGAGGGGTTTTTTATGTTATGTTTAAAATGTTATTGAAAATTAAAAGTTTATTTGCGGAAAAACCTTCAAGTAAACTAACATGGACTGTAAAAGATTATGAAAAAGGAAGAAATTGGTCTAAAACACAACCACATCCCTTCATCAAAAACAAAACTTTATGGGACTTGTGTTATGACAAAGCGGATTCAGCCAACACAATTCATAATTTGAACAAATTTTTGTTCAACGAAATCTGAATCCAGTCAATTTTGTTATTTCTTCAACGGTAACCTCGTTGTTTTTGAAACCGTCGGGTTTTGAGGTTGAATTTTCGAATAGAAATGCAGACCAAAGGTTCTCTTTTTTGATAAAAATCACTTTCCAACAATATTTTGGTACTGTAACTTTCCCAATTTTCTTCAATTCACCTAAATTTCCACACCATACCATTATTGAGTCTTTTACTTTAGCGGTTTCTCTTACATAAACCTCCAAAGATTTCCAATCACCAGCATTTAATGAATGATATTGAGCAGAAATGTTTGAAAAGTAAAAACATTCATCTTGGATTTGTTGTGTTTGACATAAATTGTCTGCTGCTGGCATCATATGACCTCGGTCTGTCCCACTATTTACAAAATCCTTCATATTATCAGTTTCATTTGGTAATAAGGGGTCTGGTTTGAAACTATCTTTTCTTTTTAAAGGTGTTTTGCAGTCAACCATACTCTTTGTCACCCAAAATTCTACTAAAACAGGGTATTTTTTTGATTTACTGTAAATTGACGTGTAGTTTGTGTGTTTTAACCTTATTGTGTCTTGTGAGAGACATAAATTAGTTAAAAAAAGGAATACCAATCCAAAATATAGTCTGAACATAGAAATAAATACGTTCAAAAATTAGTTTTTTGACTTATTTTTAAATTTATGAACGTATCTCATGAACACAAAATAATTTGGTGGGCACCAGAGAGGACTGCGACCAAATTGACAGCACAAATACTGAAAAATTTCAATTTTGAATATTTCGTTGGAAAAAATGATTGGAAAAAACTCGGTGACCCCTACCATTCCCATCATTTGAACATACCTGAGGGTTGCGAAGATTATAAGATAATTTGTAACATGCGTAATCCTTATGACAGAGTTTTGGGATTGTATTTAAATTTTACATCAGTAGGGATAAACTCTGTTTTTAAGAGAGACTCTAAAGAAAAATTTATAAAACGTTTTAATTACTTTGTTAAAGAACTTTATCATTATGCAATTTTGACTAACAAAATTGTTAATTTAGAAAGAGATAAACCCGTAAAGGATTATATTTCTTCACTGAATTTTGAAAGTAGAATTCCTGATTTTTTTATAAGAACTGAAAATATGATTGAAGATTTACAAAAAATTGATTTCATAAATCAAAGTGATTTATGGCAATCAGGTAAAATTCAAGAAATGATTCACAATAATAATTTTAAAATAAATCGTCCCTTCAGTTTCAATGAAGTTTATTCATTTGAAAGTGCTAATAAGGTCTATCAGTACCAAAAAAAGTTATTTTTTATTTGTGACTATGACCCATTCTCTTTTACGTTAGATGAAATCAATGATGAAAACAGAAAAAGTTTTTTACATGAAACATTCTGATTTGAGATATATTTATAGTCATGAGTAAAAGATTTATCGTTTCTGAACAAGAAAAAAACAAAATTAGAAAATTATATCTGATGGAAGAACCAAAGGAGGACAGAAAATTTTGTCACAGTGGAAATGTAAAAACTTTGGAAGAAATTATGGGTGATGAGGAAGATGATGATTACATTGATGGTATAAGAATGAGAAAGAATGGTGTTCGTGGTTTAGTAGACAAATTAGAACTTTTAAAATCTGTAAGACTTTTGAAAAACGTTTCTGATGGTGGAGTTCATTTAGCAAATCAAATTATGGATAATTTGAAATCTTACAAACCTTACAACTATTTCGACGAAACCAAGAAAGAGTGTAATAGAGCTATGGATAAAATTATTGAACTTTACAAAGAAAACGAACACGGAGAAGAATTAGTGAAGGACATCGAAAAGGTTTATACTTTACAAAGTCTAAATCCGAGAGCTAAGGAATTTCTCAAACAATCTTTGAATATAATCAAAGGGGAATAATTTGGATAATAAAATATTTTTCTTATATTGATGTCCCATATCGGGACATTTTTTTTATGTCAACTCAATCACATATAGACAAAGTGAATCTTCAACCGATGTCGATTCCATACCCAACCCATGTCGGAGCACCCAAGATTGAACCCCAAGATTTGACCTCCTTTAAAAAACATGGTTTAAACAAAGTGGATAGGGTGATGAAGAGAAAATTCACCGAACTTGTTAAAGAGGCAGAAACCCTCCAAAATTCGATTTATTTGCAAGAGGAGGTATATCAGTCAACTTATAAATTTGAACCCAAAATTGGGGAGATATATCATTTATACGAAGAGACAGATGGGTCAAAGACCCTCTCTTTAATTGGACCCACCGAATGGTCGAAGTCCTTTTTGTATTCGGTTGTTTTAAATTCAGATATGACATGGTCTAAGGTGTGACCATCCAAAAAAAACGGAAAATTCCTAGAACTAGTATTCTAGTTTTTTTATTTATTTAATATTTTATTATTATTCTAAAAGAATAATAATTATTGTCTTATGAGTGAAAATCTTTTTTTTCTCAAAAAATTTTTTTTAATTCTTTTTCGTATTTATTGAAAGTAAATTTTATTATATGGCACAAGAATCGTTTTGGACTGTTCTCATAACTGTTGTTACTGTTTTAGGTTCCGCTAGTGCGTGGAGATTTTATGAAAAAAGAGCAATGAGAAAAGAAAGGGATGAAGAATTTATACGTCACGATTGCAAAGATAGAATTGCTAAGCTTGAAGTGCTATTACAAGAATCATCTAGAGAAAAGGATGAAATGAGAGCCACAATACTAAAACTAACGGAACAAGTTTCTGCGTTAGCGGTAAAAGTTGAATTTTTACAAAGAGAAAACAACGAACTTATCAAAACTATCAAAGGGTAATTTTTATACGTCCCACCTTACCATAGTTTTTACACTGTAATCTGAAAAGAATAAAGGGATTGCATCTTGAATTAAAACATCGGCTAATTCTCTGTCTAAAACTTCTTCTGTAATTATATTCCCCAAAATAATTACAGCCTCCACGACAACCGATTTCTGTGTTGGTGAAAAAATAACGTTATGAATTTTGATTGTTGTACCTTGACCATACATTTCTTCCACTGCACTTCCTCGATGACCGTTGATGTATAGTTCTAAAAGACGTATGAATCTTCTTTTCTCATCCATAATGAGATATTATAGAATAAAAACAGTAAAAAGTAATCTTATCTTCCTTGTCCGCGATATGCTTTAGGTCTTGGAGAATGTTTGTTGTAAGATTTCTTTGCATTCCCACCTTTTCTTTTTCCAAATGTTATTTTTCTTGATGATACTGAAGATTTTGAACCTTTTGCCATAGTTTGAATTTTAAAATAAATACCTATATATTTGATATTATGAATTCTCTTTACGAAGAAAAATTAAAGTTATTGTCCAAATATTCTGGAGACACATCAGACGAACTTTTACTTCATCTGAAAAGACATTTTCCTGTAACCCAAGTAAATCATGATTGGATGGGGGAGCCTGTAAAATTCATAAAGGTGGATGATAAAACAAGGATATTAAAAGATAATAAAAAATATTTGGTCTCTAAAATTTATGATATTGTCCATGAATTATGGGATTCCTTAGGTGAGAGAAAAATTCGAAGGACAATAAAAAAGTATCTCGACGGGATTAGTTAAATTGATATATTTATAACTATGATAGTTTACACAATACAAGAATTCTGTAGTTATTTACAAAGCGGACATACAGAAGTTGTTACTTATGATTTTGTCGATGACATTTATTTTATTTTATTGGATACAAAACCTACCTCCTTCATAATTTCACCTGCAAGATTAGCAGTTGGTTTTACTGCAGCTGAACTTGAAGAATGGAAACAATTTTTTTGGGACTCCTTTTAAAAATTTGACAGTTATTTTTTTTCTCCTTATCTTTGTAAAACAATTCGGGACTTACAGGCGATGAAAGATACTCGGTACTCGAATAAAAAAAGCTCTTACAAATTTTGGCGGTCTAAAAAGATTTCTTATCTTTGTAAGACATTTGGTTGAGGTAGCTCAGTAACTCTTTAGGGTTTTGGTAGAGCAAGGACCTGAACAGTCTTGTGCCGGTGGTTCGACTCCACCCCCAACCACGAAAAAACTCAGATTTTTATCTGAATTTTCATCAAAGAATTTGGAAGGCATTAAAATCTTTCTTATCTTTGTAACATGGACAGCGGAATGTTTACTTGTGGTGGTTCCCCATACTCACCCCGTCTAACTTTCTTCTCCGCTTTATAAATCAGAAATACAGAGACGACTAAAACACGGGAGGTTTAGGTGGAAAGGTCATTCCTGTTTAATCCTTGATAAACTAACAACCATGTCTTTTTTCGGATGTTTTGTGACACATAATCAAAACAGGATATGTCCAATCCCACGGGGTTCTTTCGGTCTCACCTCCCTATCCGATTAAAAACTTAGACCACACATTTCTCGACGGAGATATAAGGGGACACGACGGTGTCCCCTTTTTTGTTATCATTTAAATATTTATTATAGAAAAATATGGCTACTATAACTCCCGTTGCGTACAAACCAGTTGGTTCAATACCTGGAACAACTAAAGTTGGAAATTTAATTGCAGGAACAACTCCACAAGATTATGGTGTTGTTGGTGCTAACTATGGTGTTACGTTTTGGTCAACTCCAGACCAAGATTTAGGATATGTGATTGCTCATGAGGATACAATTGGTTCACACACAGGTAATACAGCATCGGGAGATGTGTCAGCGTTTGTTGGTTTTTGGAGAAGCGAATTAAAAACTGAAGAGTCATTTATAAGTTTGGCAGAATCCGTTTCTGATTGGGATGATGACCCTCAAACTTTTTTAGATGGTACTGAAGCTGTAACTTGGTTGAATAACAATGGTTATTGGACCTCATTTACACCCAAAACACCCTACACCGAATTACAAATAATTGCAGAATATTTGAGAGGATTCATGCCTGAGTTTAGAAATCCAAGTTTTTATCCTTATCAACTTGATGGGGATGGTTATTATATAAATGATGGAGGTGGTGACATGTACGACAATGGAAATATTTCTTCTCCTTGGGTTATTTCTAATACTGAATATATAGGCGCTGATGTATATAGCTCAAGTTCGTATCCTTTCGCCGTAAACTATACTAATTCTGCAACTACAGTAAATTTAGATACAAGCTTCGGATATATAAGTTTAGGTTATCAACAATATCCTGGTGGAGTTCAACCTCTAACATATCTACCACTTACGGTTTTGGGTTCAAGAGATAATGATACATTTGGACCTGGACTTCCTGTTGGATTTCAGACAGGTGGTAACTCTGGTGCAGACGGAGGAGGGACCTTAGCTAGTGGTACAATTTATAGCGGAGCAACTGTGAGTGGATTTACCGTATACGCATTTTTTAGAGAAACTTATAATGCTAGCGACCCATCTCACTGTGATTTGTATATTTTGTTGGGACACCCAAGTTGGAACTCAACATTCGGAACAGTTACATCATTTGCTCAACCAACAAACGTTGGTGGATGCGGAGGTTATTTATATACAACAGGTGCAGGAACAGAAAATATATTGGCAATCAAAACATTATTGAGTAAAAACGGTGGTACGCTTGTTACACAAGCTGAATGTCAAACTGTGGTTGATAATTTCGTTATTAGAGTAAAACAATCACAGGGATTTTAATATTTATTGGTAAGTAAATTACCAAATTATGAAAAAATTTTTCTCACAGTTGTTTAACGACGACAACTCAATCAATGAAAAAAGTGTCGTTGGATTCTTAGCTTTTGTCATGATGATTATATTTGCTATTGCAGATATTGTCACAGGTACACTTGGAAAAGACCTGATAATAAATGAATTCATTTTCAATTCTTTCCTTTGGTTAGTTTTGGGTTCATTTGGTATAGGTTCGGTCGACAAGTGGATAAACAAAACAAAAGGGTCCAACGAAGAAACAACAGAAATTTAAAAGAATCCCCTCCTTAGTGAGGGGATTTTTTAATTACAATCTATTTATCTCATATGTCCAATAAAAGAACGGAATGGGGTTGTAATAGATTTCCAGCATATTCAGAAGAAAGAGATTTCTGTCAACTTGCATCAAAAAAAATAAAATTCAAAGTCAAGAGTGTAAAAAAACTTTTAGACGATATTGCCTTTATTGTAATAATGGATGTAAATGATGAAATTTCGAAAAAAATCAAGTATGTCAAAGAAGATGATGAATATTTCACAGAAAATTTTAATAATTTTAGAATTTTAGAAGAGAAACTATCGGAGCAATGCGAATTGAATAAAGAAACGTTTGATGATTTCAGACTCAAAATATCATCAAAATTTGTTATTCTAAAAGAATTGAATGAAAAATTTGTTTGGGATGAAATGAGTATGTTGGAAACAAATTATTCAGCCTTGGCTTATGTTTTGACAAAATTTAGAGAAAAAGATAAATCAAAAAATAGTTTTGACTCTTGTTTTCAAAAATACTTTTTGGGGTCTTACATGCAAGACTTACCTGAATCCAAACAGGATTTAACCATTTTTCAAAAACTTGTATTGAGTTATTTAGCAGATTCTTTGGATGAGTTTGACAACGAAATAATTGAAGGTGTTGTTGATACAATCAAAGGTACATATGGAATGGGAAAACGTTCAGAAATAGAAGCCTATGAAGAATTAAAAAATTCTTTTTCAAAAGTAATCAAATTCAGTGGTGATTTTTCTTTTGCAGATTCTTTAGGAGTTGACTTTTTGATTTTTGATGATGGACTTGGTTGGATACCTGTACAGGTAAAAACTTCATTTATGAATTGTTATAGAAATACAAAATTTTGTAATAGTGTGTGTATGGGTAAGGAAAACGGTAGATGGAAAACCCAAACATACGAACAAGAATAATTTTCCTTATATTTGCCATATGCCATTCGAAAAAAAACCTGAACCTAAACCCATCAAATGGGAAGTTGTCTATGAAGACGAAGATACAATCTCTATATGGAGATACAACTCAAATAAAAACCCAAATGGTCCTGTAGAGGTGGAATACAAGTATAAAAGGGGTTATCAACATCCATCCAACAAAAAGAAAAAAACCCTTGGAGATTTGGTCAAAGACGCAAAATCAAAGTGATTTTAATTTAGTATCGATAATTTTTTTAATGTTTAATAGGGTTTTTTTATCGAAATTTTCGATAACCTTTTCTGTGTTTTCAGACAATAATTTAAGAATATTATTTTCAACGGACTCAGTATTCAAATCTTTCATAGATTTAACAGATTCAATTTTGAAATTAGTATTATCAGAATCGATAACTTCTCTTTCGATTGGGGATTCACTAAAATAATCCCATGAGCCCTCGTTTAAAGAATCGGTGATTGAATCTTCAACCCATTCTTTTTTAAAACATTTCCAATCAGTTTTGTAATATTCAACTACATATTCTCTAATACTTACTTGATAGAGAATTTCAAATTCTTCTATTTGAGGTAGTTTGAGACGGCTTGAAATATTTGAATATGACAGGTTACCATCAATCCAAGATTGTAAAATATGATAGTTGTCAACAATAAATGCACAAATGACTTCCACGTCATATATGTCAATATTAGAGTATCCAAAAAGCTTCGATACCGATTTAACGATATCATAGTTTGAATCTCTATAGGGCTCATTAAATTTCAAGCCCTTTTCTAAACAGATTTTCGCAATTGTTGCAAGTTCTTTACGGTCGGCTATTTCGAATTGAGATTCCATAACTTATAAATACAAAAAAAGGTGAGATTTCTCTCACCTTTAATAATTCAATTTTTTTTGGAAGTTCTCGATGAGTTGAACAATATTATCACGACCAACAGGATTTGCGGAATGAACATTCCAAGTGGGGACAGGGAGTCCATTAGTCCAACAATATTCGCATAACCATTTAGCACAATCATATCCGGTTTTTTCGTGATATACAAACCCTTGTTTGAACGTTTCAGGGTCATAATGAACATCAGCTAAATCATGGTCAAAGGAAACTTCTTCAGGTAAACCGTTTTCTTCGATATGTTTTACAAATTCATCGTAGTTTCTGACGACGGTCCAGCCTGTTGTCTTCGGATTTCTCACGTCGTCCAGAAACAACTTCACTAATTGACGGTCTTTCAAATTCTTTTTCATAAGTGTTATTACCCACCCTTTGATAGGCTTCTAAAAGATTGATGATACTAAATTTAATCAATTTTTTTATTTCTTTATCCTTTTTTATTACAGGGTGTGACATAAGATACCTGTCCATAATATCTGTAACAAAAAATAATCTGTCGAGAGCTTCGACAAAATGTCCATCGTTTATTTTATTCTTTTTCATCGGAAATTTTTGCAATTAAATTATCATCAGATTCAATAACCATGCTAAAAATACTACCTGTACTAAAATTCAACTCTGAGTCAGTAATTTCTGAATCCCAATATAGGTCATTAGAGACGAATCCTGACTCTTCTTCTTCGGTCAAGGGTTCTTCCCACTCAATGTTGGTAATGTCAACCTCGCCATCTGTAGTTGTTTCTATTGAAAGGTCAGGAAAATCTACATCTTGCATCTCAGTCAATTCCTTGGTTTCGAGTAATTCTATTAGTTCTGAAACAGTAAATTGTTCACAGACAAGACTAGCACCTCTCCAAGTAGTTTCTGAATCACAGGTGAATTTTTTATCAAATTTCGAACCTGTATGATAACAGACCTCTAATAAAGATTTTCGATAAAGGTCGATTGTCACCTTTACGGTCGATTCAGGGCCAAGTTTTTTTAATTCGATTACAGCATTTTCATTCATAGTCTATTTGTTTAGTTTCCGTATCAAAAATAATTTTTATTGGTTCATTTTCATATTGATACCTCTCATTCAAAACTGAGGCGTTTAAAAATTCAACACCAAAAAAATTTTTTTGACCATACGCCCAATGGATATGACCACAAACGTGAATTTTTGGTTGTACTTCCATAACCCTATTGAATAGGTCTTTACAACCCACGAGTTCTCCTTGAGGAGTATGGTCGAGCATTCCATGTGCGGGTCCATGAGTAATAAGAACATCAGTGTTACCAGGTATCTTCTTCCATTTTTCTGCCAACTTTTCTCCTCTTGGAAGATTGAAAGCCCAATTATAAAATTCAGGTTGCCAAGGACTACCATAAAATTTGACACCATCGATTACTACTTCACTATCGAATAGATAATGAACACCCTTTTCTTTGTATTCAGGAGCAATATCCTGAACAACCTCAAAACCAAAATCATGATTACCTGCGATAAAGATTTTGTGAGTGTAATCTGTATTTGAGAACCAATCAAGAAAATCCTTGATTTCACCAACTTTTCCAAGATTAGAAATATCCCCAGCGTGAATTATACAGTCCCCGCTTCCGAGTATGTTATTATACGCCTTGGAGGTTAGGTATTTATGTTTACCATGAGTGTCACTTATAAAGGTCATTCTCATATTTCTTCATTTTGTCCCAATTCAGAAAGTCTTCACCTTTGTAATCAGGATGATTTTTTTTCATATTATCAATCCCTCGAACCCAAACGATTGAAATTGTCAAAACGAAGATAAACATAAAAAACCAGAATGCAATCATTTTTATAAAATTTTGTTTTGAGGGATAACAATACAGGCTAAAAGATAAAATAGTACGGTAGGGAAGGGTGCAAAAATTAAAGCCAAAAAAAGTATTCTCCAAATTGTCGGGTCACTATTTGTATACTCTGCAAGACCGCCACAAACACCACCTATTCTTTTATCGATAGTACTTCTATATAATTTTTTCATATCTCTTTTCTAATAAATTTTTTAATCCCACCAATTTTTTATACCTGAACCATCGAACCAATTTTCCCAATGGTCGTGTTTCATTTTTTCTTCTTCAGAAAGTTGTTTGAATGTTTCATGGAACTCATCGTAGTTTTGACCCTTGAGTATTATCCAAAGTTCTTCGAACTCATCTTTCTCGATTTCTCTGGCTCTTTCAAACACCTTACGATTATGTTCTTTTTCTTCAGGAGTTTCTTTGTCTAACATTTGATAGCCACCACTTTCAACTTCTTGAAAATCCCAATCGTGTAAAATAAGTTCTCCTAGTTCGGTTTCCGCTCTGTTTATGTAGGTTGACTCTCTCATGTCATTTATTATTTTAATAACTCTTTGAATTTTTTCAACTTTTTTCAAACGAGTTATTTCTACCTCATGACCGTTTCTTAAAACATCAGAGGTCTTTTCTAAGGATTTTGCCAATAGAGATAGGTTGAAAGAATAATCCCAACCACGAAACTCCCACAGATTTTTTCTGAAAAACCAAATATTTTTCAGAAACACAGGAATTTTAAATCGGACTGTTTCATATGTTTTGTACCACCAAGTCTCATGGCGTGATATAGTTTTTAATGATTCAAAAAAACTATTTTTTAACAAAATTTTCATCGTTCAATCTTTTAATGTCTATACAATCGTTCTTTCCTACATCGTCAAATGATTTCCAGAGGTTTAAACTTTTACCAATTCTTGGTAGAGGATGATGTTCCCTATGTCCACAACAAGTACATTCTCTAACAATTACCCTGACAAATTCTCTACCATTAGGGTGACCAGTACATTGATGTTTTTCTTTTCTGTATTCCCAAAAATGTATACCGAGGAAACAAAGAGGACTTTTCATTTCTTTTGATATTTGAATTTTAAATATTCATCTCGAAGAGCCCAAGACAAAGTGATTAAATCTTCGTTTTTGTAAAGCCTCTCGAAGTTCAATAATAATCTTTCTGCGGCATCTTCTTGTTCCTTTGTTTGACATGAAAAATAGACTTTTCTTACCCATGCGAGTGAGTCTAACCAATGAGAGCTTCTTTTATCCATAAAAATTATTTTTACAAAGATAATAAAAAAAATAAGACCCACAAAAAAATTTGCGGGTCTTTTGGAAAGGATATATGAGAACACCTTACGGTGATAACACTCATAAATATATCAAAAATTGAAAAAAATACAAGTTTTGATAGCATTGAGACCATTATTTTAACAAATTATAGTATTCTTTAAAGTGTTTCAATCTGTCTGGTAATCCGATAGTTCCACCGTTCACACACTTTGTAACAGACGTAACTGTTGCATTTGAGTCATCCACACATTTCTTTAGACAGTTTTTACTGAAAAACCACGCAGCTGACAACAGAGGATACTTCGATGAGACCAAATCAGGATTACCTGTAATATCTTCGTTTATAGCTTTCCCGAAAGCCGTGTAATTGTCTTTTCCTGTGAGCTGAATGTAACCTCTTCCTCTGAATTTGAATCCCTCACCTGTTGATTCAGGTCCATTACCCATTCTACCACCATAAACTTTGGATGCAATCTTCTGAGGGTTACGTGCATATGACTCTGAAAGATTTCCTGGAAAATATTTTGGAAAAATGTTTTTTAGACCTTGTGCTGAGTAGTTCAAATTTTCCTGAGTAAGTCTGAATCCACCCGACTCATGACCACATTGAGCCAAGAAGTGAGCAAGTTTCAATGGGGTGTCAATACCAAAAGTTTTTGCTGTATCAGGTATTTGAGCAATTACATTATCAGGAATATGACCTTTCAATTTTTCTAATTTCAAACCACCCACGTTAGCAACAGGTTGAGCCACTTGAGCGACAGGTGCGGGTTCTGTAATAAGAACGCCTTGACCCATAATTTTTTGCCAAGTTTGTTCACCCACAATTCCGTCAGGAGTCAATCCTGATTTTGTTTGAAAGTTTTTAACTGATTCTTCGGTTCCTTTTCCGAAAACACCATCAGCACCCAAACCAAGTTTTTGTTGGAGTTTTTTTACGTCTTCTCCCTTAGACCCCACTTTTAGTAGCATAGTAATTTACTTTTTCTATAAATATATTACTGAGACGAGTGAGATAAATTTACGTCCCCCAAAACACAATATTTTATGTTTTGAGTCACGTTTGATGTTGTCACGGAAATTGTAAAAAAGGTGACAGGTTGTATTGTTCCAAAATTATTTTTGGTTATTGAATCATAATTGGTTGGTGAGAACCACAAAACTTGTGTTGAGGGTCTAAATCCAGTAACGTGAGACAAGATTAAATAAGAATCACCCAAATCCAAAATTCCATTCTGATTGAAATCTGCTGCTTTCCATTGTTTTGTTCCCGTCATCACTAATCCAGGCGCAGTATTATTTGGGGTATTTACATTTTGTACCTCTTGAAATGCTAAATTGAAATCTGCCGTTGTAATTCCTTGAACACTTAAATTAGGTACCAATTTATAAGTTGAGTTCTGTGCGGGAAGAGTGAAAGAATAAGAACCTGATGATGAAACTGTTTTGGTCTCCACTAATACATCAGAGCCATTTACAATTCTGTATAAAGTTACCGTCGGTAGTGTGGATAACGTCGGAATAGATATTGTTCCGCTGAGAGTATTTGTAACCGCAACCATGTTAATTGTATTGGCTGCATAATATTCTGTGAATGTAGCATCAGAGGGATTTGACCAAGTACCAAACTCCACAACATACCCACTCGTCCAACCAGCTCCATCCGGTAAATCATTCCAACAATTTCCACCACCCCATTTTGTGACTGCATAATCCTCACCGCCAGCATCATTAGGTTCCCCACCACACCAATTTTGATAAGTCCCTGCTTGCGGATTACCGTTGTAGTTTCCTATATTGATTAAAGTACCATTTTCAGGTCCTGCATCTACTCTCCAATAACCTTCTTGAAGTCTATCGGAAAGGGCTATCCAAATGTTGTTTCCAGGTACGTTCGCACCTATGAAATTCTGTTCATCCTGTGATGTTATTGTAACCAGATAACCTGTTTGACCTTTGAATGTTTGCGTTGCAGAAGCGTTTTTCGCTGCAGTATATGTTGAGGTACCTGAAATGGGACGATAAAAGTGTCCGTTTGTCGCGTTATAGTAATACCCTGATGGATTTACAGTAGTTGAGACGGATATCTGTACATTACCTGTAGATGAACCTGTGTTTATCTTTAGAGAAGCCAATGCATTGTTGATATTCGATTGGGTACCTGTAAAACTGATTCTCGTAATATTGGACCAACTGTTATACCCTGTTGCGAAGGATAATCCTGCTGTTGTTGTTATTGAAAATGTTACACCTGCGGGAGGATTTACGAGCCCTACTGAAGTAAGTAGTGTTTCAGAGGTAAAACCATTTACAATAAATCCGCTAGCATCCTGACCCGAAGTGTTGATTTGATAAGTTCTACCAACAGGAGCGGAAATAGATTGTGAAAATCCAAAACAAAAAATGAAAGAAAATAATATGGTAAAAATTATTCTCATAGATTTACTTTACTACCAATTAGAAAAAAGGAAAGGATTGGAAAGTCAGGATTTGTTGAAAGATTGGCTTTGTAATTTACGTTGAACTTGAACCTCCTTGAAATTTGATAATCAAATCCACTTCCCAAAAAAGCACTAAATGTTCTATCTGTCACGGTGATTTTATCTACAGAAGAATAAACAACGGGAGTTGATATTAAATAAATTTCAGGAGATATTGTAAGTTTTTTATTGGGTGAAAATGGTCTCGTATAAAATGCGGTAAATGACGGACTGATAAACAAATTACTATCCGATGGTAGTTTTGCAATTGCTCCACTGACGTTAAATCCTGTAATACCCCATTTCTTTGCGTTTATTATCATACTATAACCCAAGAATGAAAATACGTTACCGTAGGAATATGCCCCCGTTAAATTGACGTTATGAACGAATTTGAGGGTTCCTGATTGATTCATTTTTATCTTGGTGTATCTTGAGTTGATTGCAAATTGTTTGAAGTTAAACCAAACCATTCCTGTTACACCCCAAGAACTTGTTCCCATAAGAGAGGTTCTTGACATTCCGATGTTTGCAATACCAGTAAAAGATTTATCTAAATTTTGTGCTGAGGTCAAATCAGAAGAAACGATAAGAGGATTTTGGTTTCCTGATTTTCCATTACCCTTTTTTCCTCCACCACTCGAACCACCACTTTCAGAACCTTTGTCGTTTCTGACCTCTACGTTCATTAGGGTTGTTGCAACTACCTCCGAACCTTTTTCCTTATCTTTCTCACTACCTCCCGAATTAGAATTTGAAGATACGCCACCACCGCCACCATTCCCACCAGTGTTATTATTACCGCTCCCCCCACTATTATTACCGCCAGTTTGAGAACCTTGGCCACCAGTTTGAGAACCTCCCACAGGAACAGACCCGTTGCCTTGACCGCTTGAGTTATTTGATGAACTTGTAGAACCATTCCCATTAGAATTAGTAACAGAAGTGGAATTGCTAGAATTACTACTTTCATTTTTATTTTTTTTCTTTTCTGAACTGCTGTTACTTCCTTTGGATGCTGCGTCGTTTCCACCCATAGATGAACCCTGCATCACAGAGGAATTTATTTGACCCACAACACTACTAACAACATTACCGATAACTTGTGCTGTAATTTGATTTCTTGTAACTGTAACCGATTGAACTGAGCATGGGGTCAATTTTCTGTAATCGGCATATGCTTGATTGACCCAAGCGGCAAAGGCACCACTTGCCACATCTTGTGCGGTAAATGATGCCGAACGACCATAAAAATATACTACCGTACCCCCTTGAATTGGAATTGAAAAGTTTGTTACTTCTTTTGTGCAGGGGTCGATGAATGTATAGACAACATTTTGTGCCTCAGCTTTGAAGCTGAGAAACAAGATAAAGGAAATACTTAAAAATGTTTTTAATCTTTTCCACATTTATCTCGGAAACTTACCCTTTTTGATAAGTCTTACAAGAATTCTTGAACATGCAATGTCCAAAGCCTTCTTTGTTGTTATACCAATTGTAGATTGGTTGAATTTTACTTCACTCAAATTATCATCATTGAGAAGTGTAAGTTCTCTAACAGTCTTAGCTTCACCGAGACCACTTGCCGCAACAATTTCACCTGTCTCAGCATCTGTAAATCTTACCTGAAGACCAAGTCTTGTATTGACAGTATTCTTTACCCCATCCTTTAGATTTACAGTCTCATCTTCTGATACAGAAAAGTCATAAACCTCCACAGTCACAAAATAATGTGCAAGTCTAATCTTTCCTCTACCGTCCAACTTGTCCTGACTAATACCTGCCTGAGACGCTTGGAACTGCTTTACCATTCTGTTTTTTATCTCCGTCTTATCCTCAGTGAATGTAAATCTGTTGAGGTCAGAGAGATACTCCAAAACAATGTTTGCAACACCGAGTCCAACCTTTTTCTCCTTTAGTTCAGGATACTGCTCATAAACCTCATCACTTATACCGATAGTAAGGATTTGAATTGGTACTTGAGGACCATCATAATCCATAAGTGAGTCGATATTGATTTTTGTTTCGAAGCTAGCCTTATACTGCTCAGTCTTCGTAGTCCCTAACGTCTGAGAATAAACCGCAGACGTTAGAAACAAAGAAGTTAGAAATAAAATTTTTTTCATTTTAATCTTGTTTAATCAAACCACATTTAAGACACTCTTCATCACCATCTCCATCAGCGTCACCCCATACGTGCTCACACTGACGATGTTCAAAATACATGTCTATAACTCCATCACCATCCTCGTCAATACCATCCATGATACCATCACCATCTTCATCGATTTCTACACCGACTTGAGGGGTAACTTGAGGGGTGACTTGGGGGGTAATAGATTGTTGTTGTGGAGGTGCTTGAACACTACCATCTTGGGTGTTGGAAAATGATACACCATCTTCTTCATCCATCTTTTGGACTAACATTTTGTCTTTGTCGGTATCACTGAACCAATAGTCAATGATTTTACCATAAGACCCGATGAAAGCACCAAGTAAAAGGAGAAGTAATTCTTTCCATTCACCACTGATAGCACTTTGTTCGAAAATTGCCATGAATATGGCACCCATAATTACGACAAATCCACCTAACACTAAGGCGGTAATCCACCATCTTCTTTTCATCATGGAGTTTAATAACTCCTTAAATCCTGTGTTTGGTTGCATACATTACCATTTTGGTTCCTCTTGGAAAGGTTTTGGTTTAGGAGCTGGTTCAGCAGGTTTTGCTGCAGGTTTTTCCACAACACGCTCGATAACTTTAGTAGTTCCACCCGCAGGTGTTGCTTGTTGTTGAGAGTTGTTGATTACGATTGTTGGTTGTGCTTGGACGGGTGCATCAGGTTGTTTTTCCTCATGATTTCCACCATAAAGTAATGTTCCTAACCATACACCTCCACCTGTTACAACAGTTCCGAGGGTACCTACGATTGTTTTTTTAAGACCCGACCATGTTCCGTCGTTTTGGTCTTGTACTTGTGTTTCTTCTGACATTTTTTTTAAATTTTTACAAATGGTTTAGTTATTCTTTGTTCATTATTAGCCATAACTAGCAAATATTTTCCTTGAGCTAGATTTTTGGCGTTAATGGCTCTTGTGATTACGTTTGTAAAATCATCTGTTTTGAAATCTCCTAAGTCCATAACTTTTCTTCCTTGATAATCATAAACGTAACCCTTCATCCAATAATTATTCGGAAATGTTACAGTCAACTCAAATTGTCCTGTGTTCGGATTGGGTCTAATTTCTGCAATCGGTTTTGAAAATGTAGGTATTGGTCCTGCGGCTCTATAAGTCAAAACTATTCTTTCAGATGCTAATTCAATATTGAAGTGCTCTCCTTCAGAGTTAGAAGCATCCATTAGTTGTCTAACAAAAACAAACGATGAGATATCTTCGCTTGGGTCTATTGGCGTAAATTTTAAATTAAAGGGGGTGGATAAACCACTTATCCCCCCCTTTTTTTGATTATTCATTCCCCCGAATCTTATTATTCCAGTACGTTCATCATGTGTTACATATTGTAACCATTCGTTTGGAACTTTCGAGATAATTTCTGAAAATTTGACTTTGGTTGGTTCGTATTTCATTTCAAATTGTAATCCATAATTTACTAAACCATTTGTTGAAACGTTGAAGGGTACAAACATCGGTTGACCCACAGAGTAAGAATTTGGAATTTCAACAGTAAATCTTCCGGTGTAAATTGCTGCTCTTACGAGGTTACCGTTCGCATCGTAAACAGGAGAAGAGTGACTTCTATCCACATCACCTTGGATATAATACTTTAAATCAACAGTAATGTTTGAAGTTATTACAGTATCAAGAACAAAATTTAATCTTGAAGAGTAAGTAGTCCAATTTGTCCATTGATTTGCACCCAAAGCCAAACTATCAAATTCGTTTTTTGTAAAAACTTTAATTAAACTATTTGTTGCTATTGGTCTTAGTCCTGAAACTGAAGCGTAAATACCATATGGGTCACCACCATCAAATTTTTGATTCCAATTTATATCTCCAATCAAATAAGCTAAACCGTTTTGTAAATGTGTCCTCGGATAAGTTTGATTTAAATCAGCGTTTATAAATTCGTTAAAAGATTTTACCGCATCGGTAATTGTGACTGAGTTATCTCTTATTGAAACCAAACTATCAGGATTGAATCTCAATTCAATTTTATATCTTGTATATTCGTCGATATTATCAAGAGTATATAGACCTGTGTTTATGTTCGGTATTGTGGTTGAAACCAAGTTTCCTGTTGCGTTCTCATAACAATAAAGAGTTGGGACCCATCCTCTTGATACTGCCGATGGAGGTAACCAAACTTTTCCAGAAATTGTTAGATTTCCGAGAAGTTTCACTCTCATAGTTCTGTTATTCAAAACAGCCACGTTGTCTCCGATTGTTATGCCATTTACATCAAACATTCTAGCCCAGTTAACATAAACTGAATCAGATTCGAAATTTGGTATGACTGCGTTTATTTTGTATTTGTTATGTATGATATAACCGTTTGATAAAGCTGAAGCACCTGCGGGAACCACCAAGTAATTTCTTCCAACAGTCCAATTGGTGTCGGAAATATAGGTATAGTTCCCATTTGCGTAAGAGCTATATTTTTGATTTTCCCATGACCTATAGGAAATTTCTGCAGACCTACCATTCAGAGAAGCATCCACCGTTGTTTCAATATGAGTAAACAACCTTTTTTTATATTGCCAATCCACTTGGAAACTTCTTATATTATTTCCCGATGGTCTGAAATACCAAGCCACATCTAAAGTGTCTCCACGTCTCACAGTAGATAGTTGTTGGAAATGACCAATTTCGGGAGATTGTGCAAGTCCCAAAAACGGAATCGACAATAATGAAATAATTGATAAAATTTTTTTCATCATTCGAATAAATTTTTGATTAATGTCTCGCAGGATTTTTTAATCACATTTGAGACGGATTGTTGATTTATTTTACCTCCTTCTGAAATTATCAACGTTGACATTGAAATTTCAGAAGATTTTTCAGTTACGACAGTTTCTTTAATTTTCTTTCCTGATTCATTTAATAATTTAGCTCTCACTCTCAATACTGTTTCATCATTTTCCTTGTGAATTACAGAGAAGCCCGTTTTGGTGTTCAAGACATCAAAAAAAATAAGTTCAATTTGTAATCTGTTATTAGCAAGATTACAACTATCAACCAATTCAAAATCTTTATCCTGAAGATATTCCAATAAAACATTTTTGAAGCCAAATGTTAGATTTCGATTACCCAACATTTGTCCAATTTGTATTTTATTTTCTATGGAAGAAAGACATACTTTTCTATCTTGTGTAAAAGAAAAAATGGGTAATGAAAGCAATACAAATGCAATAAGAAACTTTTTCATTTTCTGTCAATAACTTGGTAATCATAAATATTCCATATCTAACTTATGGGATATTTATAAAGAAAATTTTGTGCTAATTCACGAGGAAATTGAAAAAATAAAAATTGTAATGGGGATTTCTGAAGCAAAAAAAACTTCAAACGATGCCCCTTTTATGAACGTCAATCTAAGAAAAGTTGTTGATACTCTAACCTTTCTGAAACTCTACAACAAAAAAATAGAAAATTTACTTTGGAAAATATCTAAATTGTCGGAGGACCGAATTATCGATTTTGAGATGGTGGATAGAGGTTTAAGAAAAATTCTTCTCAAAAAAGGGGATAAAAAAAAGAATATTGAAGAATATTTCAGAAACATCCTTATCTCTTTGAAATTCAGAGAAAGAGGTGGTTATGGGGTCGAACCTGAAAGTGAAGATTATGAATTTGAACCCGAGGAACCGTCAATTTTACCTAAAAAGGTTTATAAGAAGGAATTATATTTTCTACAAATTGAACTAGTGAAGATGCAGGAATGGTTGAGAAAAACGGGAAAAACTGTGATTATAGTTTTCGAGGGTAGAGATTCTGCGGGTAAGGGTTCCACAATCAAAAAATTTACAGAAAATTTAAATCCAAGATACTATAATGTAATTGCTTTAGGTATACCCAACCCCGAAGAAAGGAAAAATTGGTGGAATAGATACCGAGACAAAATCAAACCAGGAATGATAAATTTCCTCGACAGAAGTTGGTATAATAGAGGTTTAGTCGAGCCTGTTATGGGATATGGTACCCCTGAAGAATATGAAGATTTCATGGAGAACGTTGAGGATTTCGAGAACGATTTGGTAAAAGAAGGAGATTATCTCTTTAAACTATGGTTTTCAATTGATAAAGAAACTCAAAAAAGAAGATTTCAGATGAGACAACAGTCTCCATTAAAATATTGGAAGTATTCCCCTAATGACGCTCAAATGCAAGATTTATGGGACAGATTCACAGAATTCAAAGAAAAATTGTTTGATAAAACTTCAACAGTAAATCACCCGTGGGTAATTATTGATTCACAAGATAAAAGAATCTCAGGGTTGAATTCAATAAGATATGTTTTACAGAACATACCATATGAAGGTAAAAACGAAAAAGTTTTAGAGGGAGTTTATCCTGAAGTTTTAGCCGTTTTGAGGCCTTAAAAATCTTTGTTTATATCTCGTATGGACATCATCATCCATATGTCAAAAATTATGAACACTAATATGTGTTCAATTTCTGATATGGGTAAACTATTCTTATAATAACTCCGTTGGAATAACCACATGAATATTTTGTAACCACAATAAATTCTACAGAAAAGGAATAAAAATCCCACTAAATTTTTCATAACTAAAAATAAAACTATTTATATAAAAAAACAATTTTTTATGGATAAACTGAAAACCCTAATAAAAGAGAGTTTAGAAGAATACTTGGACAGGTCTTTAGTGATGAAAGAAAATGTTGAAATTTCTGATTCATTAAAATATCACATTGAAAACGGATTATCACTTACAAATAACATTTTTAGAGTTTATTCAGAGGGATATTTTAAATTGGTAAATGAGGTGAGAACTCTTTGGGAAAACGGTTCTATTGAATTAAATGAAGAAGATACATTGATGGTTGAATCAGACTTAGGAAAGAAGGTAAAAATAGACGGAGAGATAGTTTATTTGGATGCACCCTATATTTTAGAGGAATGGACAGAGGAAGAAATCATCGAAGAAGCCAAACACAGAGGTAAAAATGTAAAATTAAATAAACCTTTCAGAACACCGGGTGGTCCTAAGAAATTTGCGGTTTATGTTAAATCAAAAGGGGGTGGTGTTAAAAAAGTAACCTTTGGTGACCCTAAATTGAAAGTTAGGAATAGAAATAAAGGTGCTGCCAAATCTTTCAGAGCACGACATAGATGTGACCAAAAAAAGGATAGAACTACCGCTGGTTATTGGTCATGTAATGTTGGAAGATATGCAAAACAATTAGGTTTAGCTTCTAAAAATGCTTGGTGATGGATGTCGAAAGAATAAAAAAATATTTACAAAATTATTTGGATTCAGTTGTAACCTCTAGAATCAAACAAGATTTACCAGAAGGTGAAGATGTCAAGTTTATTGTTCACGATATCCTAAAGGGAAGTTATAATCCTCCAATAATTCATGTTTTTATTGATACTGAGCCTGAGTCTTTTGTGTCTAAAGGTTGGGATGTCCCACATAGAAAACATAAATCTGTAGAAAAAGATGTAGAAGATTTTTTCAAACTATTATCTTTAGATAATAAGATAAAGGTACATTGGAACAAAAGACCCTTTTTCAGAAAAGGAAAACAGAGAAATGACTTTTCCATTTGAACAAAATAAAACGGAATCTGGGAAAATTATTAGAACTTTCTATCCTGATGTTGATACAGAGGAGTTGAAATGGCATCAAGATTTGAAAGACCGAAAAGTCACAATTGTTGAAGACGGAGGGTGGTCTTTTCAAATTGATGATGGATTGCCGAACAAATTGTCCGTTGCCGAGCAAATCTTTATCCCAAAACTTGTTTGGCATAGAGTTATCAAAGGTACAGGAAAACTTATAGTTGAAATTGAAGAATAAAACCCACCATCAGGTTGGTTTTATTTTACGCAATATCCGGTTGTTCGTAAATTGGAGGTGCAGTTTCAGTTACGAATAGATTTTGAATTTGGTTTTGATATGTCCTGTAATTTTGGGTTTCTTCGACAAATTCAATAGGAATGACTCTTGATTCAGTAGTCTCTTCAGTATAGTTTATACATTCTTGATGAACTTGTTCCTGTATTTCGGCGGAACATAAATTTTTGTTAGTTTCTTTAGATGAGAAAATTTTTCTCACTGTGGAAAACAAATAATCATCTACATCTAATAAAAGATAATCAACCCTGCTATCTTCAGCATTCCAAAAACTAAGTTCTTTTTCTCCATCCAAAGATTTATATCCTGCGAATTTATAACCTGAAATTTTATTGATGAAATAAACCAAAATACCCCGCCTCCAATACTTCTCGAAATATTGTTTTTCTCTACTGTAAGTTGTACACCATCTTGTTGTTGCACCATATTTTGCGGAAGCGGCAAAGGTCAAAGGTCTGATAATAACCCACTTGTCGTCCTCATATTCTTTTATAATTTCACCCTCTAAATCTTTAGTCCATTCTTTCATTGAAGCGAGTGCGATGGCTCCTCTGATTGAATCTAAATCATCGTATTTTAGGACATCTTTGTTTTCAATCAAACCCCTTTCCATATATTCCATAAATTGAGTGATTGAGTTTAGGTTGTCGTTGGTAAAATAATCAATCATATGGGTTATTACATAAATCTCGTTTGCATCTAAATCTTCCACGTCAAGTCCTGAAGAGGTCAATCTTGATTTGTATTCTTCGATTCGGGATTTTACTTCATTTTCATATTGATGATTTACGTCAAATCTTTTTGAAAAAATCTTACAAATTAGAGGTAAATATTTGTTTGATTTTGAAATGTCCAACCTTGTCATAATATCAAAAAAAGACAAGTTTAGATGAGGATACTTTTCTTTGAGTTCTTTTATACGAGACATGATATTTTTTTTCAAATGATAATCGAAAATTGAATTACAGTCAAAAAAAAAGAAGGTGAGTTATTCACCTTCTTTTAGCGGAGGCTCAGGGATTCGAACCCCAGTTACCCTCACGAGTAATTCAGTTTTCAAGACTGACGCATTCGACCGCTCTGCCAAACCTCCGTTGGTTTTACAAAACAATAATACTATATTTGTGATATGAAAACAATATTTTTTATAATTTTTATTCTAACATTTCAGATTTCTTATTCACAAACATCTGACCTTCTTTATGTACCTGAGGATAAATCTCTTATTGTTACCTACAACAATAATTCAGGAGTTGGTTTTTACGTAGGAGGTAGTTTTATCACATATTTTAGTCAACAGTTCGTCTATACAAGACCAGTTGCTATTATAAACAGACTAGGTTTAAATTTAACTTATAAAAATAAAACCTCCGTTTTATTAGGAGCCTCGATAAATAAAAATTTTAATTTATTAGATTTACAACCCGAGATGTGGTTAAAAATAAATCCTCTAAGAATTATTCTTAAAACACCTAAAGGGTTCGATTTATCGTTTGCTGTTGGATATTCACAGGACATCAAATATGGTCTCGGAATGTCAATAAACTATTGGTAATATTTATCAGTATGTATGTAAATTTTTTTAAAAAGATAATTGTTGGAAAACCTATAATTGTTGGTACTTACCAATATAATTTTTTGGATGTAGTACCATATGAAGAAGGTCTTGAAGATACTCCTGCTTTTATTGTAAATGTTACAACAAAGAATCCATTTCAATCTTATTGTAAACAAAAAATGTTGGACGATATCCAACAAATAATATACGATAAAATTAGATTGATTGGTTTAGATAATAAATTATCGTTTGGTTTGGATTTAGAATTTAACGGCATGGAGCCTTTGAGCGTTTTTGTAAGTCAGGAGGACAGAGAAAAACTCATTTTCCAATTAAACAAAAAACTAAAATTTTTCAAATATAAGAATCAAAAAAAACAAGAAGTTGTTTTTGAGGTTGAATTTTCAGCATCGGAAAACTTTGTAAACGTCGAACGGAGTGATGAAATATATTTCAGTTTCGATTTGAATCTTAGACGTTTTGAAGTTGATGGTCAACCAATTCCTGTAATACAAAAATATGGGAATAGATTTAATGATTTTGCAACGATGATTCAGCAAGAAATATGTTCAAATGATGATACATTTCGTGTTGAAATTGAAAATATAATTTATGATGTGATAGAACCATCTATGCAATTGACCTCAACAGAAATGTACTATGTTGCTAATTTTTTTGTTAGAAAAATAAATGGTGTTGAAGTAGAACAAAAATTCGGTGTTGACCCGGCAGACTATCCAGAATTTATTTAGAAATTCTGTTTTTTATTTGTAATAATAATTCTCTCAAAATTTCGGAAACGGCGAGAACTAATCCTGAACCTATAATTCTTGAAACAATCAAATCCAAATTTTTTTCCAAATCTCCTGTTTTCAAAAAATCAACAATATCCATAACTATTGGGACTAGAAATCCGTAGGATACTATTTCTGAAATCGAACTCAAGCTGATTCTCAACGACTGAATAAAATTCATGAAAGATTTTTTTAACTGCAATCCTACTGATAGAACTTTCTCAAAAGGTTCTTCCAAATTTTGATTTTTGATTTCTTCATGAATTCTTTTGAAATACTTTTTGTTATCGTAGAAGATTGCCGCCGCACAACCAATCAATATCAAAGCGGCTTGATTTTCATCTAATTGAAAATTTCCTGTTTTTATCAGTTGGTCCAATGGTAGGACCATTCCACCTAATGCCGCGCCCCATGTAAGTAATAATTTTGTGTTGATGGAATATTTTTTCTTTACACGGTGTACAATATTTTTTGCAAAGGAATACATTTCCTTCATGTATTCGGAAAATTTCTCACTGTTGGTTTCCAACACTAATCTTCTAAATTGATTTTCAGTAATTACAAAATCCATAACAATAAATATACTCGTAGTATTTATTATAGTATGAAAAGTATAACAAATGCTCCTTTGTCTGTTGGAGATAGAATAATGTGTTTATACATGGAAGGTGAAACTTCTGTAACTCCTGGTACTTTGGGGAAAGTTACGGCAATAACAAAAGACCCTTTCGAAAAGGATTCGGAAATAATTTCAGTAAAATGGGATAATGGCTCTTCACTTTCCTTACTTACTGTCACCGACGCATGGAAAAAAATTGTAGACGACAAAATCAATGAGTCCAGGGATTCGGCTTTGGAGTCTTTTAAAAGAAATAAAGAAATTTTCAAACATTTTGATTGGAGATTTTTTAGAGATTTCCTATACAAGTTGAGGGACACAGGAATTGTAAATATGTTCGGTGCAGCACCTTTGATTTATGCAGGTAAGGACCATATTGACCGGTATTACGGAGAAGGTAAAGAAGATGATGAGGATTTTCAAGAATTCTTGAACGATGCCGAAAAGGCTAGAAATCTTTTTATTTCAAACTTGATAGAATATATGGCGGCCAAAAATATGGATGTTGATAATATGGATTTGGTAAATTCAAAGGCCAGAGAAATCAGTAAGAAATTTTTAGATATATATATTTCCTTTAGTTAGATAAAGGTGCCTTGATTGATGGATGAAATTTATAATTTTTCAATTTCAAATCCTCAAATTTAATTTCATCCCAATCTACCAAATATCCATCTTTGAATTTGAAATCAAAATCTAAATCTAAGGTAGGTAAATTGAACGGTTCACGTTCAATTTGTTCTTTGGCTTGTTCGATGTGGTCAAGGTATAAATGTGTGTCACCCAAATTACCAATAAGTTGGTCAGGTATCATGTTTGTTAATTTGCCGAGCAACATAAGTAAAAGTCCATATGATGCGATATTGAAGGGCAACCCAAGAAATGTATCCACAGAACGTTGGTTCCACATAAGAGAAATTGCTCTTTTTGGAGTTTTGTCGTAATAATCATTCTCGAAATCAGGAACTACGTTTTCATCATACTCCATACCGGTTTCGTAGTTTTTATTGAACCAAAGTCTATACCTTTCAGAGTAAGAAAGTTCTCTTGTATAAACTTGAAACCCATAGTGACAAGGGGGTAAAACCATTTCATCAAGTTCAGCAACATTCCATGCATTTACCATGAGTCTTCGGCTATCAGGTTCATTCCTAAGTTGGTAAATCAATCTCGAGATTTGGTCATACCAAATTGAACCTCTTCTATCTCCATCATTCAAATCCATCCAACCTTGCCAACATCTCCATTGTTTACCATAAATTGGACCTAACTCACCAAACTTTTTGGCAAAATCAGAATTTTTTTTGATTTCATCAATGAACCATTCTTTTGATGGAATATCCTCATGACCCATGAATACTTTTTGATAATTTTTGTAAGCATCACCATCCCAAATATGACATCCATTATCAACTAAGAATTTTATATTAGTATCACCTCTTAAAAACCACAATAGTTCAGTGACCATAGTTTTCCAAGCCATCTTTTTCGTCGTCAGTAAAGGAAATCCTTCACTCATATTGTGACGGATTTGTCGTCCAAAAACTGATAACGTGCCTGTTCCTGTTCTATCTTTTTTTTCCACACCCCAATGAAGAATGTCTTCAAGTAGTGCTTGATATCTTGCATCTAAATTATTCATAGTTTCTCTTAGTAAAAAATCCTGAATGTAGTTTTGCGTTATTTAAAGCGAGTTGAACAGCATTCAATTTATCCATCTGAGGATTTAATCTCATGAGATTTTCAACGGAATGTAGAACGTGGTCTTTAACCTTTAGTTTTTCGGCTTCTTTGAGTAAGCTTTCAATTAGTTCATCATTTTTCATAAAAAAAACAAATTCATTTTTCAATCAACATGATTGTATTTTGGATAGGAAATCTTGCAACAGGTAGTCTACTTGATTCTTCATTTGTGGTTTCTTTCATTACCTCGTAGAACCCCTCTTCTTTCACTTTGACAGTTGGAACATTAGAACAGGAAAAAATGATTTTTGTGTTTTCGGTAACCTGTACGGTTTTGGTTGTTGTGTTAAATAATAATGTAAGCATTTGATTATGTTTTAAAAATGGAAACAAGCGGATTTAAATAAGGCTACAAGCAAATTACCAAGTTACTAACAGAAATTTGAATCACACTTGTTTCCAAAAACAAAATTACAACAATTTTTATTTCTAGTCAAATATAAAAAAAGATATTTTCAAAGATATTTATAAAGAAAAAATTATGAATCCTTGGTTTTTACAACAAGTTTCTAACGAAGAAAAAGAAAATATTTTATCAAAACATAAAGAGCTCTATAATGGTTATCAAACGATGCAACCCAAAGTATCGAATGAACAACCACTTTATGTTCAAGATTTTGCAAAAGATAAGTTGGGTGCTACTTTGACAAATGATGGTAAACTTGTTGGATACACTAATAAGATTTATGAGCAGTTTGACCAACATATGACTGAAGAAAAGACTATGTGTTCCGAATGTGGTTCAGAAATGAGAGAAGGAGAATGTTCAGAGTGTGGTTACAGAATGGAAGAAATCGATGAAAATCAAATAGTTGTTAAAGGGATTTGTGACAATTGTGGAGGATTTTTAGAAGGGGGTGAATGTCCTGAATGTGGACATAAATTGGAAGGTGAAATGGAAGAGGAAACTGATACAAAGGAAAGAAAAAAATCTAGATTTGAAAAATGGATGGAGAGTGATGAAGATACAAAGTTGGAAAGGGCTTTGAAAAAATTCGGAGACTTTTTAATGGATTTGGAAGATGAAATAGACGGTAGAAAAAAAGAAAAAGAAGAAACTAATGAAGGAATTTTTGATATACCAGACATTAAAAAGGTTTTCAAAAAAAGAGAGGTTAAAGATAGGAGACCTTACGAACCTGAAGCAATTGAAAAAATAATCAGGCTAATACAAGACGCAAGAAATGAACAACATTTGGATTCTGCGATGAGAATGTTTAGAACCTTGGAGGACATGAACCCCGAAATGCACGAAATTTATAAAATGAGGGTCCTAAATGCATTCAAGAGAAGGGCTGATGAATTGGATTATTATTTGAAGAAGAAAAATATTGGTGAAGGTAAGGGTAAACTCAGTGACATCTATAGTGTAAAAGATTTAGACTTAAAAGGGGAGTTTGATTATGTGGAAGGTGGTGATAACTACGACAATTCATTTGAGAAAGACCATCACATGAAAAAAATCATGAGTAAGGAAAATGCAACCTCTAATGCTCCTATGGGAAAACACTACGATGAAATAGAAGAACCTTATAATTTTAAATCAGGCGGACCTGTTGGTGACGGAGGGACTTTGAGACAAAAACCAATATCTAGTATAAAATCGGCTGCAATTGGACTTAAAGAAGGTGGTTTCACGGGAGGTGGAAATGCTCCCGATATGGATTTGAGTAACGTGGACCCAGCTTTCAATTTCGATTCAGAAGGACCCGTTGATGATACATTCACAATTCCGGCTGATGATATGGATTTAGATGAGAAAGACGTAAAAAAACCATATAAATTTGTATCAGGTGGAGGTAACGAAAATGGTGGGGATGTTTACCCTGTGTATGAGGATATGTCCTCTGCTTGGGATGAAGAACTTGAAGAAGTTGATATTTCAGGGGCTCAAGCATCACAAACTTCAGCAAAAAAACCATATGCGTTTGTTAGCACAGGTCCAGGTAAAGCGGGTCCATATCAAACTCATAGTTGGGGTGGTGAACAGCTCGGTGGGTATGAAGGAGAGAATGAAGATGCTTATTGGGATTTAGAACCAAATGAGTTAGACCCTGATAAAATAGACAGAGAAGCCTCTTGGGAAGATATAACATCTATGACAGGTGAGGATGAATTTTCAAATCTGAGTGAAGATATCGTTGAAAACATTGTGGTTCAGAAGAACAAAATCAACGAGATGATGGAACGAATGAAAAAATTTAATTGATAAATAAACCCCTCTTATGAGGGGTTTTTTAATAAGTCATAAATTCGATTATTTTTTATATCAAACCAAGTGAGTTTGGTTGATGTATCTTTGTGAAGAATTTCATCAAAAATACAAAATTCGAAAATATCTTGATTTAGGCAATTTAATTTCGTTAGAATATTTTTTATTTCATTCAGTCCGAATTCTAATTCAAATTTCAATGACTCGTAAAATTTCTTTTCAGGTATATAAATGTTAAAATTAGTTAGGTTATTTGGTAAAATAACTTTATGAGGGTAATCATAAGATTTGGTAAAATTAAAGTTCAGAACCAAGTCATATTCCGAAAAATTCGACACATCTAAAAAATTCTGATTGTAATTTAATATGACTAAATTTTTTTTTGATTCAATTGGTTCAAAAAAATTATTTTGAATCATCATTATGTTCTTAGGTAATGTGCCCTCGTAGTTTTTAAAAAAGGGATGAGTATCATCCCAATACCTCAAAGTTTTTCTGAAATTATTTATATCCTCCAAGGTTATTTCCTTTTTTTCAATCAACTTAGTTTTTTTAATAATTGATTTTTCGTCACCGAATTTTGAAAAATGAAATCCCCCTTCAATTATTCTATAATGTATAGAGTAAACTACGTTTTTGTTGAAATAAAGATTTTCTATAATCTTATCGTCTCTAAGTAATTGTGAAAAGGTGAAACAAAATGTTCCCAAATGGTTTTCATTGTTTACATACTCAGTAGAACAAATGAAGTTTTTCTGTAAAAATGCAATTGGTTCAAAAGTTAAAATTTTATCAAAATCGTTCAAATTAAACTTAGGAGGTAATTCATCCACTTCAGAGAAAAGGATATAATCCTCATAGTCTAAATTCATACTTTTCAATTGATTGGAAATTACTGATTGAATTTTCGGAATTTGAAATTCAATATCAGTATTTTTGTGATGAGATTCAATGTCACACTTCAAATAAATAATTTTGTCTGACCAATTTTGAAAAAAAATTTGTTTCGTCTGATAGTTGAAATCTTTTTTTTCTCCTTCAAAATCACGGTTAGATTCAACTACTATGAAATAGTCTACAAAATCGTATAACTCCGAAAATCTGAATCTAAGCATGTCAATTTCATCGTATATGAAACAACAGTCAATAATTGATTTTTTTTTCAATATAAAAAAATATTAGATTGAGTTTATTGATAAAAGTATCTATTTTTAATATACAAAAATTTATAAAAATGTCATCAAACTATTTTTTAGCCGACCAAAGAAATAATACCAATCATTTGAATTACTATTATTTCACAGACGGATTTACTCCTGAAGAAATAATTGAAATAAGAAAAATTGGAGATAACGCTCCCAAAGAAAAAGGTACAACCGTATCTGACGATAAGAATATAGTAAACGAATATAGAATTAGCGATATATCTTGGCTCGGAGATAATTCAGAAACAAGTTGGATTTATAAAAAAATCTCTGATTTAGCTAAAATTGCAAACAGAGAAATGTGGAATTTCGATATTTGGGGTTATCATGATAGTTTACAGTATACAATTTATTATGGTGATGGTGGACATTATGATTGGCATGCAGACTTAGGCCCAGGTATTTCTAACAGAAAACTTTCTGTGGTGCTTCAACTATCAGACCCAAGCGAATATGAAGGTGGTGAATTGGAAATGAACCCGGGCGGAAATTTATTGACAGTACCGAAAAAATTAGGTTTGATTTGTTTCTTTCCTTCATTTCTTTTACACAGGGTAAAACCTTTAACCTCTGGTACCAGACGTTCCTTGGTTACATGGTTGTGTGGTGCAAATTTCAGATAGAATGATAAGAGAAAAAGTAACCGTAAAGGATTTTTCCACAATAGCTAAAGAGCACAAACATTATTTGTGGCATTTTGTCCAAAAAAAACAGAACAAAACAAGACTAGCGTATTATTCTTATTTTGACGAAACAAATCATTCAGGACATCCAAACCCTATGATTCCATTCGTCGATAAGTTAGATTTACCCTACTTTGAATCGTACACTGAAGAGAGTATTGATTTTTTAATGGATACAAATATACACGGGGACAAACTTTATCGACCTATTTTTGACCCCGTTGAGTATGTTTATCGTAGACAATTTTATTCACCCATTTTTTCTTCGTTTAACCATTACAATCGAGTGAGTTGTACTTTAAACTATTGTTATTGCCCTGAGGGTTTCATTCAAGTTATTGCAGATTTAGATTTGAAGTATGTCTTGGACTTGGAGTTGAAATTAGACTAACGTTCGGTGTTAAAGAAAAACACTTGGAATAATCTACCATCATACATGTCTTTACCGAAATAATCCAAAGAGACGTGGTAATTGTCGGCTCTGTACATTACACATCTATTGAAAACATTACCTATTCTGTCAACCATTTCCCATTTTGTATAATCTTGACAATCTGAGCCCGGAGGAGCGGTCTCTTTATAACCAGGTTCATTCTCTCTTTTATAGTCGAAATGTTGCCAACCTGTGGCTTTGTGTCTGAAAATACCTGTTCCTGAACTAAGAGGAGCGTCAGGTGTCAAATATATAAGTGCTGCCCAATCTGTTGTTGAATCAGCATGAATCCATGAACGGTCAGCAGCAACTGTATATTGGAATGAACCGGTATATTCACCTCCCCACCATACAATATCACCTGCAAAAGGAGAAAGAATCTCTCTGAACTTATTTTTTAAAGGTTCATTCAGAAAAGAAATTGTTCTTTGACCGGGATAATTTCCTCTAACCTTGAATTCTTGTTTTAGTGCGAAGTCACGAACTTCTTGAGGATTTTCATAGAAGTTATCTATTGTTAGTGAATTAAATCTCATTTGATAAAATTTGTTAAATAAAATATAGGTAGAAACTCGAGAAAAAAAAATATTATTTTTTTTGTGGGATATGATTTTTACTATCTTTTTAAATATTTGTATATAAATTAGTTGGTATATGGAAATCAAAGAGATAGTATCATATTTTTTGAATACAGATGCAAATATTTTAGAAGTATCTTTCAGAACAATTGAGGATAATGAGGATGTTCTAAGAACCGATAATATTGACTACACTTTCGTGCAAGATTATGGATTTGATTTAGTTACTGAGTCTTTTGATTTTTTCGATGATGAATTTGAAGACTTGGAAGAAGGAGAATCCGAAAAAATTGAACTAGATGAGGACCAACTTGTTATATTTTTGAACGAATACTATACAATAAATCCACAAGATTTACCTAAGGCAGATTTCTACTAAGGTCCTACTCTGTTTAAAGAAATTATAAGTCTATAATGCGGACCATCTTTCCCATTTGGGGCAAAATCTAAACCTGATAACTGTAAGGTTTCAAACAAATCACTATCCACTTGGAATAAAATTCTGTGGTAAGTACCTCTATCTTTTGGTTTATAATCAAATTGGATTTTTCCAAGTGTGTAGGCATCGTAACTCCAAGGCACCCTTGAATAAAAAATTTCTTCGGGTTGTTCCCCATATTCCCATCTGTCTCTTTGTCCATTTTGTATTCTATTATGCCATACCATTTTAATACTTGCGTAATCAAAATGTAAATAAAAATTATCTATTATAATTGAATCAAATGGGTCTGGTAAACTTGTATTGTGGAAAAGTTGGCCGGAAAGATAGGTGGTGTCTTTGGTGTTTGGTTGGGAGGTTTGAATTACGGTAAGTTTTGACACAACGTATTTACCACTTAGAGTAAGTGTACTAATATTTGTTACATACTTCTCACAGGAAGTGAAACTTACTAAAAAAAATAGTATTAGTATTCTCAAAATCATCCTATAAATATAGAAATCAAATTTGATGAAATCAAAGTATTTATTTTAATGAATTTAGACGTAGAAAACCTGATAAAATTTTTCGAAAAACACACAGTAAATTCCTCAAAACGAGAGATGGGTGAACAAGAAGCTGGTGGTGGAGCGGGAGGTGCTGGTGGTGGAAAAGGTAATAATCCTTCCAAATGGGCAGACACTGTTGGTGGTCCAAAAAGGGGGGTTGCAAATAGTTTACCTAAGAAAGGTCAGTTTTGGGCTCAAATTCATGGAGGACCTGCCAGGGGGGTTGCAAATAAATTGGGAACCGCATGAAAAACAAAAATATTTCTCCTAAAGATAGTTTGAAATCAATTCTTCTGAGGATGAATTATGATTCAAAAAAAACCTTGGCAGAAAATTTGAAATTTTTGAGTGAGCAAGCTGGAGGTGCTTGGGCGGGTACCCCTGGTGCACCTACCCCATTTATGACAAATGATGTGAATGATGTAAAAAAAGTTTATCCTCAGGATTGTGCCTTCCCTGATAAGGCTGTTCTACCGGGTACTAATAAGTACGGTTTGAAAGGTCTTGATGCCATACCTAAAAATTTCTGTGCTTATCAGAGACCGTCTATAAATTGTGATATAGACAAGGACGTAGATAATCAAGCTACTTGGATTTTACTACCCGATTCGAGTAAAAACATTTCTTTTTTTACCACTTATGAAGATTATGCGAGTTCTGTTGATTTGTATTTAGATGAATTATCACCTGAATCAAAAAACAAAATAAATAGGGACACCCTGATAGAAAAGTTCCAAAAAATCATACCTCCCAATTCGGTTAAACAATTCAAACTTAAAAGTGTAACCAAAGATGGGGATATAGTTGAAAAAACTTATTTACCTTACGTTTGTTATAGTGTACTTCTTGAGAAAGACCTGCCGAGTTTTATCGGTTTCAAAGGGTTTTTCGACGAACAGAATCAGCCCTTTGTTTATGCTGAAAAAAGAGATACAAGAACTGAAACAGAAAAAATTTTAGATGAATGGGAGGGAGCAATTTATTTTGCACAATTCTTGGTTGCCGTAGTGGCCACCGCTGCGTGTAATGGTTGTGCAGCTTCTATTTGGATTGATTTGATTGTTTCCCTCGGTGTAGGTGCTGCTTATACCACGAGAAATTTTGAGAAAGGAGAAGAAGTTGATGCCGTATTGGCCGCGTTTTTCGCTGTTTTGCCTGGATTATATTTTTTCAAGGGATTAAAAGGGGTCACACCAAAAATTGCAAAGGAGTTAGAGACAAAATTTGCTAGGTCTGGTTTAACCGCTCAATCTTCAGTCGCTCAATATAAAAATTTTACGAAAAGTTTATCCCCCGAAGCTCAAAAAGTTTTAAATAATCTTTTTAGAAATGACCAAGTTTTATTCAAAGAACTTATAAAAAAAGGAAGTGGTGGAGGTAAAGATATTGTCAAAGCAATAAACGCCAAGTTTGCCGACATGTTTGTTAGATATCCAAAATTGATAAAGGAAATCCCTGTAAGGGACAGAATTTGGTATAAAACTATGTTTTTACCTGCAGCGACCGCTTTTATTGCCGCTGCGGGGGTGAATTATAAATGGGGGTCTCAGTTGAACACAGTAGATAGTGAAAAACTTACTGATGAAGAAAAAGATAAATTAGATGGAATTTGGGAATTCATTCCTGAGGAATTGAAACAAGAAATGGTGGTGAATTTCTTTAACAAACCTGAAAATATATCACAAGTAATCAACGACCCGCAATGGAAAGGAACCGAACAAGAAATTAACGCAAACGCAAAGAAAAATTTACCTGAAGCTCTCAACTTACTTTTTGTCAAAAACAAAGTCAGAGAAATTTTTGAAAAAAACGGGTATAAGTATGAAGATTTCATGACATTAGACCAAGAAATCAAATTGTCGAAGTCTGAACTAGAGGTTTTGAAAAAAGAAGGTTGGGTTATGGCGGACGAATGGGACGATGAATCACAGGTGGACATGACACTATTTATAAATGGTGACTTATATTATAAAATAAAGAAAAAATGACACGTAAAGATAAATTAGTAATAACTGAGCTCAAAAGAATCCAAGAAATAATGGGGGTAGAAAATAATTTACCTATACTTTTAGAACAGCCCAAACCGTTACTTACCGCTTTAAAAAGTATTTTTACCAACGCGGAGCCTTTGGAAAAGGGTGCAATATATCAGCTTACACATAATGGTAAACCGTTAAAAAAATTGGCGAATGCTGAATTTCAAGAATTGAAAAGTTTGGTTTCCAAACCAAATTTCAGATTTGCCGACATTACAGATGATGGTTTAAGATTGACTCTGAAACAAATAGTACAAAGTAATGAAGAATTACAAGCGTTAGCAGAAAAAACGATTCAAGATATAGCAAAAAGTCAGGGGAAGACTGTTTCACAATTGATGAAAGAATTCGCACAAGACTATATCGACACTAACGCAGAAAATTACACTCCCGAAGAATGGATTAAAAATAAATTATCTACTCTTACAGTTCCTGATGGTACTGCTAGTGGTGGTCGTCGTCCTTTGAATATAGATGACGGCTCTATTGAGTTGATTGAAAATTATTTAGTACAACAGTTGAAAAAGTATGTACCTGAAATAGAAGTGGCTGGTAGAAAAATTAGTGCCGCTTCAAACTCATGGTGGACAACAGGAACGGGTGCACAACTCAAATCGCTTGGTAATGCCCTGTTACCATATTATTTCAAAAACCTTTGGTATAAATTTGTACCATGGGCAACAGAAATATTACCAAATAAATTGTTAAAAAAATGGAAAATAGAAGTTCCTAGTATTGTAGACGACCTTGAAGGTCAAGTTGCTGAAATTATGAGGAAGCAACAAACCTTAGACCCACAAGGAGAGGAAATGAGTTTTGATGTATTGGAAAATTTGGACAATATGTGGGCAATAATATCACGAGGACGAAAGAGCATGATGGAACAACAATATAAACAAATGATTCAAGATTGGTTTGTAACGAATTCAGCAATTCCAAAGAAAGAATTGGAGGTATTTTTAAACAACCCGGGAGTTAAAAAGGTCTTGGAGACACCGCCAGAATATTTGACAAAAAAAATGGATTATATTTTCATGACTTATCTCAAGGCTCATGTGAAAAAAATTCCAGCTGTTGGTGCAACCCTACAAGCGATTAAAAATGCTAAAGCTCGAGGTGGAATTATGAAATCTTTTAAAGAACAAGATTTCTTTGAATTCATTCCTAGATTAAAAAATGAAATTCTCTATAAAACTCCCCTCACCAAAGCCGAAATGATGGAATTAGGTATGAGGACTACAAAAGCTGGTACAATAATAGAATTTGCCTTCATTTATTTGATTTGGGTCCCTGTAGTAGAAAATTTGATAAAAAACTATTTTGCAACAATTTATCAAAACTATTTTGTTATAGATGATTTTAACAAAGAATTAGAAAGATACAGGCAATTGTGTAAGGTCGGTCTCATAGAAGAGAATGGTAAACCTATCCCACCCTCAGAATGTAACAAAAGATTTGCGGAAATAAAAAGAACAACATGGGATGGTATGATTGAAAATGTAAAAGCTAATTATCCTTTTAGAGCTTACATTAGGGACGTAAAAGAAGGTTTTGGAGAGGGTATACCAGAAGGGTTGTGGAACCTTTTATTAAATCCGGCCACAAGGATTGATGAGTTATACAGTGCACTTAAAAAGTCTGTAAGTGAAGGGGAAAGTGTTATTCCATTTGAGCGTTGGAAAGATGAGGCATTGGAACCTTTCGAGCCCATAAGAGAGGATATGGAAAAACAACTTAGAAGTCTAGGTTTACCGGTGGACAATGAAAAAGAATTAGATGCTGCAACGGCCGAACTAATTAGAAAACAGGAAAAAGAAAATCCTGAGCTCAGATATATGTCAGGAAACCTTAAAGAAAATTTAGTAGATTTTAAAAAGTTTCTAACAACTCCACCTAATACTATGACAATGTCTTCTTTGACTAATGCTGCGGAAATGACAGATAATGTTGGAAAATATTATTTAATCGATAAAACAAAACCGGTCGATATTTACGACAACCCTAAATTCAGATTTTTTGAAGGAACGTTTACACAAGATTATGCAAACTAATATAAAAAAACTAATAGTCGAACAAATAGTTTATCCTCCGTGTGACCCCGTTGACCCTCCTACCGATTTCACCGATGAAGAATGGGCAGGGTCAGGAAGACCGCCTGTAAGAAGTGGTTGTGCTCCGTGTAAAAAAGGAACTAAAATCTTCATAAGATGTAAGGCTTCTGTACAACCACCAATCGACGACAAATATGTAGGTGTGTATGTTAAAAAAGGATTTGGAATTATTCAGGATTTCAAAGTCAAATTCAAACAATTTAGAAATCAGTTGAAAATGACAATGGGTGGTGGTCAATACGTACTTACCAAATCAACCAACACTGAAGATGTTTTTTGGAATCAAACTTTTGGAATCGATGTTACTTTTGATTTTACTGAGGACCCACCTCAAGCTATTATAAATTTATCTACACCGAACGCTAGTGTTCTTACAACTTTGGAAGGTGCAAACGTAGTTCGTCTTATGGCACCACCTCCAGTCGGTCAAGGTAGTGAAATAACTGTTACAAAAACTGATGAATCCGTCAACCCTGCAGCAGAGGACTCCGCAGTTTGGAATTGTGTGAAAACCGCTCTTGATAATTCGGGTGCAATAATGATGGGAACAAGTCTAAAAGGTGATTATAAATATTTTCCTGTAGATACCATTTATGAGGGTGAAGAAACTGATTTTTATTTGTACAAGAACTATAAAGCTGAATGGAAGACTTCAGATTCCATGAAAACAATAAAAACAGGTAAATGGGAATGTACTGAAAATAATAAAGGATTTAAAATTACATGGGATGATGGTAAAGTTGAAAAATTTCCTGTTAGGGCTCGAATATCTGGTGATGAAAATGAAGATAATAATCAAGATGATGGTTCAGACGGAGGAGAAAATCAATCAAAGATAAAAAATTGTCGTTCGTTTGTAACTGAACCAAATGAGAAAGATATTTTGAGTGGAAGAAAACAAATAAAAAAATGTATGAAAGGTCCGATTATTGCAAGTATACAAAAAATGCCTGTATTTCAATCATACCTTTTTGATGTGCTAAGAGGAAATAAACAACCTGAAGTTACCGATGAATTTTTCGGACCTTATATGGAAAAGGCAATCAAAATTTATCAAAGTACAAACGGATTATATTCGTTAAACAGAACTTTAAGTGGTACCATAGATAAAAAAACATATGAACTTCTTTTATCACAAAATAAAAATAGACCAGGACCTGAACCTGAACCACCGAAGCCCGCACCTAAACCTGAACCTAAACCTGCTCCAGCGCCAGAACCTCCAAAACCAAAATTTGCTGACGAAAAAACAAAATTTTAATTATGAAACGTAGAATTATACAAGAACAAGACGAGAAACAAACCAAAAAAACAAATTTAACAAGAGCGATTGAGTTAGGTTGTTTTGATAGATTGGGTATAACAATAAATCCAGAAACACCACAAGAAAAAGACGGTAACGTTATTTTATTTGCTAAAGGGAATGAGTCTCAAGCGGATTTTCAAGTGACTTTTGAACCTGACGTGAACCAAAAAGATGCTAAAGGATTACAACAATTAGGAAAAATAGTTAAAACTTTAGACCCCAAAGAATTTAACATTTGGACTTGTAGACCTTTACAAACTGAGTTATCGAAAAAACCCGAAGAAAAAAAAGAACCCCCTAAGGAAGAGGAAAATAACAATGACCCTGAACTAACGACTTTGAAAGATGCTTTGAAAGCCGCAAAGGCTAACCCTTTGAAAGAAATTGAAGTGAAAGATTGTGTTTCAGCAATAAAATTATTTTTTAAATATTCCAAAAATGCTCCACAAGCTGATTTAGGTCAATTCCATGAAGTCGTGAAAAATAGTGTGTCCAAGTGTGCTAGACAGGAGAACATGAAAAAATTAAATAGGAAAAACAAACAAGAGATAAATACGATGTTACAAACGATAGCTAACTATGCTCAAAGAGATAAGGATAAAGGAAAATACAAGATTGTGAATTTACCACTCATTGAAAATAGAAATTTGAATTCGTTGGTGAAGGAGGTTTTGAATGAAACTAAAGTATTAAAAGAAAATAGACTTATCCTTGAAAAGATATGTGAAAGTAGATTGAAAATTGTCTCGGAAAACATGGATGATTTTGAAAATATGAGTAGAGTTAGAAAAATTAAATTTGGTTTTAGATTCTTGAAAGAATCCTCTGAGTTATTAGAGATTGGTCTTATAAAAGAAAATCTAACCGATATATTTCAAAATTTATACGGTAAGAGTATGGAAGATATGATTGGTGCAATATCTGAACCCCTTCTAATTTCATTATTGACAAAAATTGGTTTAGACGAAGATTTGAAGGGCAAAGTTCTGACGAATATTCAATCGAAAGGAACAGAAATTATACCATCTATGGGAGATTGTAAATCTCTGACAAATTTTATATCGGCAGCAATTTCAGAAGAACTTACCAAAAAAATGAACACTGAAAATATAATCCAAAGTGATGTGGTCAATACAAGTCTTATGGACACACTAAAAAATTCAAGTTTTTTAGAAAATCTGAATTCTAAATTAGAAAGTTCGGTTTGTGAGTTATACGATAAATTCACAGAAAATGCAAAAAATTTGGTTGTCAGAATGTCAGCACTCTGATGACCAGTATAAATGGTAGGAAAACAAAAAGGGGGTGTTCCAAATCAAAAAAAAGAAGGGTTTAACCCTTCTTTTTTGTTTTCACTACTTCATCGATGATACCATATTCAACAGCTTCATCGGCCGACAGCCAAAAGTCACGTTGAGAGTCTTCAGTAACTTGCTCGGAAGTTTTTCCACAAAATTCTCCAAGTAGTTGGAATAAAATTTTGTTGGTTTTTTCCCATTCTATAAAATTGATTCTTGCATCTTGAATATTACCACCAGCACCACCAGATGTTTGATGTAACATAGTTTTAGAAAAACGTAAAGATGCTCTTTTTCCTTTGGTTCCAGCACCTAAGAGGACTGAACCCATGGAAGCTGCCATTCCTGTGTTTACAGTTCTAATATCACAGGTAATGTACTGCATAACGTCAACCATAGATAAACCACTCTTTACTGAACCACCAGGCGAATCGATATGCATGGTAATATCAGTCTTATCTGAGTTATCCAAAAACATAAGTTGAGCTTGAACTATGGTGGACATTCGGTCATCTACGGGACCTGCAACCCAAATGATTCTATCTCTCATCAACCTCGAAAAAATATCAATTTGAGTTGCCCTCATTTCTCTTTCTTCAAGAATGTAAGGGGTCATAGAGGATTCAATTTGTTGACCAAAATAATGTAAATCCAAGGAACCCTTTCCTAAATGTTTTGTGTAATAATTTGTAAAATCGTTCGTCAAATTCATATGTATTAAATTTGAAACAAAAATAACAAAAAAAAGTTACAACCCCAAAATGTCATCGACAATTTCTTGACTTGACAAAGTTTTCCAAGGTCTTGGGTGTTGATATGACCAAAAGGTTTTCCAATTTCCATACCAAATTACTCCCTCCATTCTATGGTCCAAAGTTCTAAAATCGGTTGAGGTTTTGGGAAACCTTCCTATGTTATAAGTTTTGTAAAAATCTATTCCGAAAGTGGAATAATAATCTCCGAACATTTTATTTATCTCGTCGAATTTAGAATTTAGGACTATTTTACACCCATGTATTTTTTGATATACTTTTACTCTTTCCGTCCACAAAAATGCCTCTTCCTTATCTTCAGTGACTAAATTAAATAACACATGTTTACCATAGTCATTAAATCTGTGTACAAAAATTTTGGACATTCCATAATTTGGGACATACTTGGAAATTTGTATCTCAAAATCGTAATAGAATTCTATTGGACAAGTGAAATCTACTCTCCATCTTGGGTATGAACCTGAAGATATTTTGTATCCCTCGATATAAAGAGATTGGTCCTCGTTCTTCTTATATTCTCTCAATTCAACATAATATAATTTGTCAGGACCCGCGACTCTAACATGTACGCTAGGGTTTGTATTAAAAACAATTTGTTCACTATTCAGAGTAATATACATAATCTTCTAATATGAGTTCATCAATTATTTTTTTATATAAAGTTTCAAATGCTTGGCGAGGATGTTCAATAATTGGTTCATTGTGGGAGTTAAATGAAGTGTTCAGAAGTACAGGAATACCTGTTATCAAGTAATACTCGTTTAAAATCTCCCAAAATTTAGGATTTGATTCTTTTACAACAACTTGAGGTCTTGCGGTTTTATCTGACTTTTGAATTACTGCAGGAATTTTATCTATCCACTCCTCTTTTGTGGAATAACACATAGTCATAAATTGTGCAGTATATTTTGACTTAGAACAAGTGAAAATTTCATCAAAGTGTTCGGACATGACGATAGGTGCAAATGGCATAGTATCATATCTTTTAAGTCTCCCGTTCAAAATTTTATGTGTTTCTTTATCTGTGGGTTTTACTAAAATACTTCGAGCACCCAAAGCCCTTGGACCCAATTCAGACCCACCCTGAAACCATCCAACTATATTACCATCAGCAATTTTTCTTGCCATTTCTTTTACATCATACTCTCTTCTCTTAAAATTGAATGAAGTTGAAGCCCTTTGAATTTTTTCTTCAGAATACTTCGAACCGAGAAAAACATTTTTTAAACGTTTTGGTTTAGTCCATTCACCTAATTCTACAGATTTAAAAATTGCGGCACCGAGAGCTAATCCCTCGTCACCCATCGGAGGTAAAATGTAAACTTCCTCAACCCAAGGTAGTTCGTTTATGTGTTGATTTAGTTTAACGTTTGCAAAAAGACCTCCGGCGAAACATAGTTTTGTATATTCTGGATATAACTTGTGTAAATCATTTATAAATCTCAACATCAAATCATTTGTCAATTTTTGTAAATTGAAACAAAACATTTCTTTGTTTATTTGACTTTCGAAAAAACCATCTTCAAACATCATATCACAAATAAACTGTGTTTTTGGTGCGGTACCCGAGGGGAAAAATCTCAAATTTTCATAATTTACTAATGAATTCAAGATTTTATATATTTTTTCATCATAAAATCCATCTGGCGCCATTCCCATAAGTTTTCCCTCATCTTTACACATTTTCCATTTTCCCTCATTATGTTCATCATAACCTCTCATACTAGACGTACTAAAACCCCACAAATGGGATAAGCTGGCAAAACCAGCATATGGCATATTTTTCACTAAGGTCATTTTTCCATTTTCACAAAGGAAAATTTTCATTACTGATTCTTGACCACCGCCATCATATGTTATGGTTATCGTTTTACCTTCAAATCCACTTGTAAAATATGCACCGTAAGCGTGGGCGGTGTGATGACTTACCCTTTCATAAGGTTTACCTTTGGAAATTCTTCTCAAAAATTCGTCGGGTACAGGCTGAGCAATAACCCTATAATCCGCTTCATGAAATTTCACGTTGGTTTCAAGCTCTGCCCTGTTCAAACACATTTCGGCCTGAATGTCGTAATTATCACCCGCCTTTATTCTAGTCAAACGTTCTTCTTCTATAGAAAAAATTATTTCTCCATCTTCCAAGTAAGCTATACACGGGCTGTGTGAGCCTGTGAACATACCATAAATTCTACTCATTTTAGTTTTTCCAAATTAAAAAATTATTGAGAACCAAATAATTTAAATTTCGGGTAATAAAAGTTTTGATTGCGTCTGTTGGGGTTTCGACAATTGGCTCACTCGGCCCGTTGAAACTTGTATTCAAAAGAACAGGAACCTGAGTTTTCTCATAAAAACTTTTAATAAGCGTATAAAATTTATAATTATTTTTTTCTGTTACAGATTGAATTCTAGCAGAATTATCAATATGAACTACAGATGGTATTCTTTCTCTCCAGGATTCTTTCACAGTTGTAGTCACTAACATGTGAGGAGAAAAATAATCCATATCGAATATTTCATTCTGATATTCGTAAAGGACTGCGGGTGCGAAAGGGCGGTACCACTCTCTACCTTTAATATCTGCATTTATGTGACCACACATCCATTTGGTCATTGGGGATGCGACAATTGACCTATTACCAAGCGCTCTAGGTCCGATTTCAGAACCGTCCTGAAACCACCCAATAACTCTGTTTTGTGTCAACCAATAGGTTACTTGCTCAACTAATTCGTTGAAATCTTTATATTCTATGAAATCTAATTCAGGGTGTTCGTTCAGTGCTGATATAATCTCATTTTTATGGTATGGTCTCCCAAAATAAGGAGAAATTTTTGAAGTATTTTTGATTTCTGTAACTTTCTGAAGTGCATACCATGCGCACCCCAATGGGATACCACTGTCATCAGCAGGAGGTAAGAAAAAACAATTTTCATACAAACCTGATTTCAGAATTAGTTCATTAGAATTACAATTCAAGAAAGAACCTCCAGCAACACAAATGTTTTTTGAATTGGTCATATTTTTTGCCATTTTCGCTAAAATTAGTGAAGCTCTTTCTTGTTCCCTTTGATATATTCCTGCAGCAACCGACCTTGAAAAGAAATCTGACGCCCAAGTAACTTTTGGGTAGATGCTGTTATTTAAAAGAGATATTTCCCCGTCAATTTCTTTCACAAACTCAGGTGCTTCAGAAACCAATTTTGGGTCACCGTATGATGCCAACCCCATCAGTTTTCCGGCGCTCCAAGTATGATTGGCGGGTTCGTATACCAATTGTAGAGTTCCCTCAGAATACATTGTTCCCAAGGAAGTTTCTTCATTAGTATTCCAAGGAACCGGAAACTTTACCCATCTTTTATAGTGTTCTTCATAAGTGTCCTTTTTTAAATGAAGAATTGAAATTCCTTCAGCCCAATCAAAATCTGGATTCAAGTCCCACTTTTTGGGGTCATACCATTCGTGGGTTTTATTTTTATAAGTTATGATACTACCTGAAGCATCCGCAACAACAACAGCCGCTTCGTCAAATCCCGAACTGAAAAATGTTGAGTAAGCGTGTGCTAAATGATGTGGAATGAATTGTATCTTTTCTCGACTTATATGTGAAAATTTAGAAAAGAATTGGTCTTCTACATCATCAATATTTTCCGTAGTACTATATACAAAATAATCAATCTCCCTAATCGAACAACCTATCGCATTCAGACAATAGTTTATTGACTCAAAAGGGATTTTACCACCTTGATAAGCTCCATCGTGTTTGATTCTCGATAGTCTTTCTTGTGTTATACCCACAAGTATCCTTCCGTCTTCAATTATGACCGCTCCTTTGTCGTGGCCATTCGAAAAACCTAAAACTTTCATATTTAATTTTCCTCCTCTTGTTGTAAATGAACTGCGGTGCCTTCAGCAATGTCTTCGTCACATTTGTAAATGTGAATTTTATCTGAAAACTTGAAAACAATTACTTTTTTCACTTCTTCGGAAAAGTTTACTTCATTATTAGTATCAACCACTATACCCTCACCATTTTTTAAAATAAAAGATAATGCTTTAGCAAATAAAAGTGATGGGTCTGTTGTCGGTTCTGAAGTTTGTTCTTCAGGAGTCTCATTTTTTAATTCTTGTTCCATTTTATTCTGTTTCGTCTGAGATTATGTCATTTAATTGTGACGTGGCATTCGGGTTTCTTTCTTCAAAAATTTCAACCGCTCTTTCGTATCTGAACAATTGTAGTTCTTTGACAAAAATTTCATTTTCTAAACTATCTATGTTTTTTTCCATAGAACTGATTTTGATTTTCAAGTTTTCGTTTTTTTTCGTAAGAGTTTGAACCCTCAGAAGAGAGAGTAGAAACCCTACACTTAAAACAAGAAACGCAATTGATAATTGTTTGAAGCTTAAATCCATAGTATAAATCTATTATAAAATTTTAATAAACAAATGATTTTTGGAAATCATTCCAAATTTTGGATAAAGTATGATTTTCATTTACAAGGGTTGGCGCAAATGGTTTTTGTCTCATAACCATTCTTGCTTCTTCAGGGGTCTTATCTGCTTTCTTTAGATTACATTTTTGACATGAGGTAACCAAATTGGTCCATTCATTCTTTCCACCTCTTGATTTAGGTATCACGTGGTCTAATGTCAAATTTCTCGAAGAACCACAATAAACACATTGATGGTTATCTCTTTTATAAATTCTGTTTCTATTTGCACGTAAAACTCTAGTGAAATGTCTTATGTATTTTAATAAACGTATGATTACGGGTCTGACATAAGTTTTGTAGCCTGTCACAATAGGATTATCATCAGATTTTACAATCTCAGCTTTACCCTTGTCAACTAAAACAAACCCCCGTTTGACGCTTGTTACATTCAAGGGAGTATAGTCATAATTCAAAACCAAGACGTGGCTCATAATAAAAATTTTAAACAAAAATAGTTTATTTTATTAAAAAAACAAAGGGGTCATTTATGTTGACCCCTTCAGATATAGAATGATTTAATACTTGTTTATGGTTCGGAATTTAATTCGATTTCCAATCACCATGTTCTCATAAATGTTGTCGTTTTCCAAAAGACACATCGTTTAATTCATTTATATAAATAAATATCAAATTTTGTTATATTTATAAATAAATTTTTTATGAGATTTCTAAATTATTTCCAAGATTATATCACAGAGGCAAGATACTATTCCGATGAGAAATTTAATTGGGTTGCATCTAATATGGGTAGTTGGATTTTGGATAGTACAATAGATAATCCTGTAAAAATTCAGTCATTACCAATGCTTCAGGAATTTCAAAGTTGGTTGTCGACAAATACTACAAAGGCCACAAAATCAAGTGATGATTTAGTTTTAGCCACAGACTATATTGATAGTTTCTTGAATAGTTTGAGTCCAAGAGATGCTCAAAATTTTATCAAAACTGCAATGGAAAGATTTCCTATTGTAAAAACCAAAATTGCAAATTATCTAAAAGATGAAATACAAGATAATATTGGTAAAAAAAGAGGTAGGCCACTAGGTTCAAAGAACAAGCCAAAAATTGACTTAAACGACCCGAGTATAAAGGTTATAAGAAGACTTAAACCCGCACCTCAGGAACCTGTACAAGACATTAGTAAAGATTTACCACCCGTAACTCCTCCATCAGTGATTGACCAACCTGAAGTTGAAATCTCAACTCCAAGAAGAGGAAGACCTAAAGTTTTCTCAGATGAAACAAGCGCAATTGATAGAGCTCGTTTCAAACAAGAAGGTAAAGATTATTGGGAATATCTCGAAGCAAAGAAAAAAATTGTTGATAATAAAATCAAAGTATTCAACCAACAATTAGTAAAACTTCAATCAAATATTGACAAAAGAAAGAAGTTTTGGGAGATAGAGTAATCAAATTTTTCTGATAATTTTAATTTTTAATTTTTTTTATTATAATTTTGTGAGACTTTGGGAAGTAGCGCAGGCCGGTAGCGCACTTGGTTTGGGACCAAGGGGTCGCAGGTTCGAATCCTGTCTTCCCAACCACGTCTTCTTAGCTCAGTGGTAGAGCATCTCGCTGTTAACGAGAGGGTCCATGGTTCGAGACCATGAGAGGACGCAAAGGGGATAAAACGTGCAGTGGCCTCAGGGGTTCTAGACCCCACTGCACTCCAGCGGAAGTAGCTCATTCGGTAGAGCACGACCTTGCCAAGGTCGGGGTGGCCAGTTCGAGCCTGGTCTTCCGCTCAACAAGCCCGAGTAGCTCAGCAGGTAGAGCAACTGATTTGTAATCAGTAGGTCGCAGGTTCGATTCCTGTCTCTGGCTCAAAATTTCTTGAAATGGCACATCCCAACTTACATGCCAAATCTTCCGCAAAAAAATTTGGTGGTAAACCCGAAGATTACATACATCTACACGAGTGGTTAGATGAAACAAAAGGTTGGTTTGGTGATTCTCTCCACAGAATGTTCAGACATCATTCTGAAGGAATTTTTGAGATGGAACAACGTTTCGGAACTGAATTCAAGAACAGTGATGGTAAAACTGTGTATACAAGGTATGTCGGTGAACAACATGTGAAAGAAGATTGTAATAACTACATACCTTCAGCTAAAGAATGGGTGAATAATCTGAGTGAAAATAAAAGACCGATTTGGATGATGAAAACTGTAAAACTTGAATTTGAAGATTGAATTATTCTCACAAAAATAAAATCTTATGGTTCACACCGATTCGTACTGCTTCACGAGCTTGTGTCCCAATTATGGAATATTTTAATTTTGATAGTACAAAATATCACGATGAAAATTTTCCAAAAGACTCGGATGACTATGTTTTAATAACCAACGTTCACAACCCATATAAAAGATTGGTGTCCATTTTTAAAATGTTTGAGGAACAAAAAAATTTATCAAACGTTTCCTTTCATGATTGGATTCATACAAATTTGAAAAATTTAAATAAACACAATCAAAACCCACATCAATTATGGATTTCTAAATTTATCTTATCATTCAAAAAAAAACCTGATTATATTGTAAGAGTAGAAAATATTGAAGAAGATTTATTGAAAATAAAATTTATTCAGGAAAATATGAGTAAGGAATTAAAAAAAATATTTTCTGAGAATATAAAAACAAATCAATACAGAGAAGATAATTTTGATTATTGGAAAAAAGAATACGATGAAAGTCTATCAAATTACATTTTTGATAATTTTAGAAATGATTTTGAATTATTTGGATATGATAAGAATTCTTGGAAATAATCCAACATATTTATTTTTATGAAAATAGAACAATCTTTACCCACAGTACTATCTCCCGAAGAAAAAAAATATCTTCGAAGTTATACAAGATACTTGAAAGCCTCAGGTATGAGTGAAGGACTTCTTGAGATTGAATTTGATGATTATGTAATTGATGATATTCATTGGGAGGAGTTCACCTCTTTTTCTAATAACTACAGAGTAGATATTACTGAAGAGTTACAACAAATCTTTGAAAAAATTTTTGATTTTATACAATCCAAAAATCTTATTGAAGAACCTTATGAGGAATTAAATTATAGAAGACTTGAGATTGAAATAGATTGTAGAAATTCAACGATTACTATATCTGATTTTTATACCTACTATGAAACTTCAGAAACCGAAGGTGTTTCTTACGAAGATGATGAACAACTAGACGAACTCTTTGATTCTATTTCAAAGGTTTTTGATGATAATGGCGTCAAAGATAAAGAATTCACTCTTGATTACAATGGTAGTGGTGACAGTGGTTATATAGAGGATAATTTCAGTAATAATATTCGTGTTCCAGACAAGGTCGAAGATTGGTGTTATCGTCAGTTAGAAAATCATTTTGGAGGTTGGGAAATAAATGAAGGTTCTCAGGGTCAGTTTATCTTTGATTCCGATACAAAAACTATAGAGTTACTTCACACCGCAAATGTTGAAGAGCAAATCAATAAAACAATTTTCGAAGAAAAATTTTCTGAATAAAATTTTTTTATTATTTTTGTCTAATACCTCGGTGTTGAAATAGGTAGACAAGAGAGACTTAAAATCTCTTGGACAGTAATGTCCGTGCCGGTTCGACTCCGGCCCGAGGTACACTTGACACTTTCAATATTTTGAATATATTTATAACTGAATGAAAACAATGAACTTCCATATAGAGTTTAGTAGTCAACAAGAGATTTGTTGGAAAACTCCTATGCGTAGTTCGGTAAACATGTAAACTCCTGAAGAGTTATATATACAACCTCGGACTACGTAAGTGGTTCGGGGTTTTTTGTTTTTAGGAAGTTTATTTGGTTCTTTGAAATATTGGTTGTAAATTTGTAGTTCTTGGCCCCGTCGTCTAATGGTTAGGACGCCACCCTTTCACGGTGGAGATTTCGGTTCGACTCCGTGCGGGGCTACAAAATCTTAAATTTTAGCAATAATTCGGTAATCAAGCTAACTTAGTAGAAGCGTAGGACTGAAAATCCTGAGGAGTTGGAGCGTAACCAACGATTACCACAAAAAAACAAATATTATGAAAAAAACATGTTTAGTGATTTATGTCGGAAATGGATATTCCGAATTTGAACTTTCTCATGATGGTGCATACACCTATTCCACGGATATGAAAGAAAACTATGAAAATCATCAGGAGAATATTTTCAATCCACTAAGAGAACAAGGTTATGATGTGGAGTTTGCATTATTGACTAACAAACACGATAAGTATGCCGAATATTTTCGTTTCTACAATGCCATTTTCTTGGATTACGATGAGGTTAGTCTACATGATGAGGAGGTAATGAAGAATTATTATTTTTGGAGATACAATGTTCCTCCAGGTAACTTTCGTAGTGGAGGGAGATTTAAGAAATTGAAAAATAAAATTCCCGAATATGATATCTATGCAATCATCAGAACTGACACCTTTTTCCTCAAGAGTCTCAATGACCTGACTGTAGACTATGATAAAATGAATTGGTTATGGCCTGAGACAGATTGGCAAATGTTTACTGAATTTAAGGAAGCATACCTAAGTGATGGTAAGACAGAATTTTGGCCTTGGCAAAAACATAATCGTGTAAACGGTAATGTTTTCAACATCGTACCAAAAAAGTTTTTCCGTATGTTTACAAATTATATCTGGATGGAACATGCAGCACTCTACGCGATGTTGAATGAGTTATCACCATTGGTGACCTTAGATGATGTCAACATGATGTTAGGAATGGACAAATGTTATTGCACAGATATCAGATATTGTCAAAACCCTGTATATACGTTCAACAAAAAAATCATCAAGAATAGGTCTGATGCAAAACTCGAACATTTTGGTAAAAAATAAAATATGGTCGGTTGGCCGAGTGGCTTAGGTGGAAGTCTGCAAAACTTTCTACACAGGTTCGAATCCTGTACCGACCTCGAAATTGGAATATAGCTCAGTTGGTAGAGTACTACTCTGATACGGTAGTTGTCGGCGGTTCGAGCCCGCCTATTCCAACAACAATTTTGTTATGAGACGAAAAATCATTTTTATTGATGTTGATGGACCCTTGGCTTGGGGAACGTGGGATTTAGGACCTCAAAATTTCAATATCGAATGTGCTAATTCTCGCAAATTCCAAATTCCTTATCCTTGGGTACGGGAAGATTGTGAGGCATTACAGGAAATTTGTGAGCGAACAAATGCCGATTTAGTCGTCAGTTCAGATTGGAAACAATTCTATTCTATACGACAACTTAAAGACATTTTTGTCTCATACGGTGTATATGCACCTGTAATCGACCTAACAACTCATCTAAATTTGACTAACAAAATGAGTCCTCAACCAGAGAAAGAAAGAGCACTTCAAATTGCTCAATGGGTCAAAGTCAATAAAGTTTCAAATTGGATTGCAATTGACGATATGAATTTATCCAAAGAGTTCAAATACCTGAAACCAAGAATACCTATGTGGAGACACGTACAGGTCGATGGGGATTGGGGTCACGGTGGCAGACTAAGAGATAAAGTTGAAGAATGTATCAAAAAGTTGGAAAAATAATCATATCTTTGTTTTATGAAAATCAATAGAGCGGATTTGTTATGGTTCTTGAGTAACATCCGTAGAAGACATGAAGGAAAAGAATTGACTGATGAGAAGTTGGTTGATGAATTTGCCCACTACATGGAGGCGAACCCCCGTTGTATTGATGTGAATGGTGTTAGTAAAAGAGGGAGGTTCAGTTATTCAACTGTTGGATACGGTGTATTCAGTTTGATGGGTGAAAAGTATAGAATGGGTAGAATTGAGGTTTTCGATAGAGAAGATGAAAGTGGGTATCAAGTTCATGAGGGAATCTACACTATGCCATTCGAAGTTGTAACTCAATTTGAGGATTTTATCGAATCGATTGAAACTGATTTACCAATCAACATTGAGATTGGTTCTCATAAATGGTGTGAAGAGGAGTGTGCAAAATCTTTAGGTTTTGAAAACTCCGAAGCAATGAGAGACCCTGAGAACGTGAAAAAGTATCAAAGGATGAAAAACGATGAATATGCACGTGAACAGGGTTATGAAGATTGGGAAGATTTGTTGAACAAAAGTAAATGGACTAAAAAATAGTCACGCGTGCGTAGCTCAATTGGTAGAGTACTAGTCTCCAAAACTAGGTGTTTCAGGTTCGAGTCCTGACGTGCGTGCACAAATAGGTTGATTGGGGAAGGAATATACGTTAACCTGATGATGGAGGTGGTATATTCGGAGTTGGAATCATCATAGTAATGCCAATCGTAAAAGGAGTTGTCCACGCGACCATCTTCTCCTTTCCTATACGGACCCTTAGCTCAGTTGGTTAGCAGCGGCGCGCTCATAACGCGAAGGTCGTAGGTTCAAGTCCTACAGGGTCCACAAACTGTCGTATGGTGTAACGGTAACACAACAGATTTTGATTCTGTTTTTCAAGGTTCGAATCCTTGTGCGACATCACACGGTGGACGTAGCTCAGTTGGAAGAGCCCTAGCTTGTGGCGCTAGTTGTCGTGGGTTCGAACCCCACCGTTCACACAAATATTTAATGTTATGAATGAAATTGGATTGATAGGTAGTTTGTTATTAACATTCTGTGGTTTACCAGAACTCCTTAGAACCCTCAAGAATCGAAGATGTGACATTGGTTGGGGTTTTCTCCTTATGTGGTTTTTCGGGGAAATATTCTGTCTATTTTACGGTTTAGATTTGAATGAGGTTCCATTGTTGATAAATTATTCTTTCAATCTGATAATTGTAGGTACAATGTTATATTTCAAAGTCAGAGGAGAGTTGCCTGAGTGGTTAAAGGAGCAGTTTGCTAAACTGTGGTCGAGTAATTGACCCATTGGTTCGAATCCAATACTCTCCGCAATAACTTGACAGTTTCTAAAGACTTTCATATATTTATAATCTCAAACGTTATAATAAACATTAACTAAAAAAAAACAAAAATGAAAAAAATTTTTGCAATTGTATCACTTGTGGTTTTGTCTGCATGTGGTGGAAACGGAGCATCAACTGAAGTAACAACAACTGATTCTTCAACTGTTGTAGTAGATTCAACTAAAGTAGATTCTACAGCCGTTCCTGTGGAACCAACAAAAGTTGATGAAGCTCCAAAAGTAGAAGAAGTTAAATAATAAAATTTCTTCCAAATAAAAAAACCCACGTTTGTGGGTTTTTTTATATCTTGTCCTTATATCCAAAGAAATCTTTAATCCAATTTCCTCCTTTAAAAAAATCTTTTAAGTCCTCAGGTATTCCTGAGTTGACATCAGGTGAATTAGTATTATTCTCTGCTTTTTTTGAAACATCAGATGACGCCATTACACCACTTGATGTTCCAGCTTCTACATCCCCATCATATGCTTCATCAGTCATATTAGACACGTGAACATGGTCATCATGACCCTCGAAACCAAATGTCAAAAAAGCTTTCGGGTTACTTTTACCCTCCGAGTTCTTTTTGTAACCCATGTTCAAAAGAGTATTTGTAAATTTCTCAACGACTTCTCTATTTTTCGGAGCAACAACTACTTTTTTACCATCAGGTAGAATTATAAAATCGATATCCACTGCACCTTGTCTCCAATGTCTACTGACATGACCACTTGCACTGAGTTTACGATGTCCTGTTTTCGCCCAATCAATTGTGATTTTGAAATTATTTACTTCAGCTGCTTTTTGTAAATCATCTAAAAGGGCTTTAGGTAACTTATCCTTTTTTGTTCTTCCGTGGAAAATTAAATTTGGGTATTTTGATTCACTAGATTCTACATCAATCAAAACCTCATTGATAAAATTTTTGTTGGATAAAATCTTATCGAAAGTTTGCGATATTTTATGTTCTACTATATTCACAAATCATAAATATTTGAGAAATAAAAAAAACCTGTTAGACAGGTTTTTTATAACTTAGAACTTTCTTCCCTTTAGTATCTGAAGGAGGTGGGACAATAGGTTTTTTTTCCTTTTTAGTAGGTGGATTCAATCCGAATTTAATCCATTTGTACCAAATTCTTTCATGAATATAATATTGGATTGGTTTATATATAAGCTCAACAACACCAAAAGCTGCACCAATTTTTATATCTCCCGAAACCCACCACATACCGAGAAAACCTATTGTTGTACTTAAAATTCTATAAGTAATTGTTTTAGCTAAATGCCTTTTGTAAGATACTTTAGTCTGACTCATATTTTTCTATTGTTGGCGGACCACCAATACTGGCAAAACCACCGTCTCTGATAAAATTTATCCCAATCGCCCTTTCAATTTGAGGTGCTTCTGGGTCTTTATCATTAAATATAACGCGAGTGCCTCTTCCGCAATCCATAACTAACTGATGGTATTTCAATCCGACTTTTTCAAGTTCTTGTTTTGTGAATAATTCATATGTGGACGGTCTCGCCGTTGTAACAATTATGACCGAACCTTTTTCATATTGGTTGTTCAAATAATCGATTACGTCCTGTATAGGCTCTAAAATTGATTCAGAAAGTTTACTGAATTTTCTATATTTGACAATTGTACCATCAATGTCAACAAAAAAGGTCGGATTTTTAATTATTTTATTCATATGTAAAAATAAGTGGCCAGAGGTTGATGGGATTTTACCTCGGGGCTAGCACCCTTTCATTGCTGCAGCAATTACATCAACATAGCCACCATTAGTTAGAATGTAATGTTATCGTTGTACTGTTCCCATTCGGAACCTCCAACAAAAATATTTTCACTACTAACCGTTTTCTTTTTTTTCTTCAATTTCAGAAGATTTGAAATTTTTTTTATTAAGTTCATCAATCGATATTTCATCATTTTTCCAGTTTTTCCAAATGTCAAAATCTTTCAAATCTTCAATTGTTTTTTCATGGATTAAAATGAAACCTTCAGGTGCACAACCTTGAAATTTCGTCTTTAATCCTTTTTCTTCAATAAGTTTTTTTAAATCAATCATTGTTCGAAGATAATCAAAATTAAACTATTTATTTCAGAAAACAAAGTCTTAGGACATAAACTTTAAATAGTAATACATGGAAGATGGTGAAAAAAATATCCACTTGGAGAAACACTCTCCAAGACAATTTATCTCAAGTGTTTCTAATGTTAGCACTTTTCTTCAATCCTTTTGGATTCGATGCCGTTCAGTATTCCCTGTTGTTACTGACAGGAAGTTTATGGAAAGCGAACTTCGTTTTGTATTGTATTGCGGCTTTCTTTTTTGGATTATATATCTATTTTCGAAAGTTATCTAAAGAGCTTTGAGTTCTCCTGATTTGAATGCATCAAAGTTTGGTCCTTTTGTTAAAAAGAATTCTCTACCGACTTTTCTATATCCCAATATACCTGCGTTTTTTGCTGCGGCAAAGAATGAAGCGTGTTGACCTCTCAAATCACGTGGCGTGTACAAATGTTGACCATTGTGTCTTCTAAACATAATTTTCCCATAGTTATTTATTTTGACAATATACCCGATGTCTGTCAAAAAATCTAGTTTCGTTCCTATTTTCCCTGAATCTAAATAATCGACAAGTTTCTTCACCCAACCTTTATTTTTACTAAATGTATACCCATAAGTTGATGTAAACACCTTTGCAGAACCAACAACTTTTTGTTGTAATTCTGCGTTAGCTTTGACATAATCTAAAACTTTACTTGCGATATGATTTCTGACTGAATCGGCAGTGGTTTGTGGAAATCCTTGAATCATATATTTGGAATCAAAACCCCAACCTTCCAAACCTAAATCGATAAAATCTTCTGTATCAATAAAATCATCAGTTCCCATAAACCCGATACTGGCAGAAAATGTTTTCCTATCCTCCGATTTATATGTTATAAAAATTACATAGGAATCAATCAGTTTTTTATTGTGAGAAATTGAAATTTGTCCGTTTGCATGACCAGGACCTAAGTCATTTATAGTTTCGAATCCTTCAGCTGATACAGTCAGATTACCATCTTTTCTCAAATACTTTTCTATTGTTCTGAGAGAAGCTCCTGATGAGTTGAAAACTTCGTTCAAAAATGTTTCTTGTGCGGAGCTCGCAATTTTTTTATAATCCTTTTCTATAACTTCAATCATTTCGGGAAATGCGTATTTGAAAACTTCAACTTCTCTTTCATTCATGCCGTCATCCTGAGAGTCCCAATATCTTGGATTACCCATTCCGTCATAGTGAATTGCAACTTTTGAGTAGTTTTTATTTGTGGAATTTGTTTTATTGATTACATAATACAAAGCTTGGCCTCCCGATGTATATCTTTTGAAGTGGTCATCAGATTGAGATGTTGTACACCATTTAGTATTTGCACCATATTTACAAGACGCTTGGTGTGTTTTTGGTTTCATCACAAGAAATTTATCGTCCTCGTAAATTTTTTCTACTTGTTTTTCTAAAATTTTTTCTTTCTCTCTGACTCTGACAGGGTAAAGGGCTTTTTCAAGCTCAAGATAGCTTCCATATTGATTTATATCTTTTTTTTCTAACTGAGATTGATATTTGTCAAAATCTTTGATTGCCCAGATTGTACTCTCAATATCATCTTCTAATGTCTCACTATCCTTAGGTAAAGTTCTCAATACAAAGTCAGTGTATTTGTGATTGAAATCTTTTAAATCAGAAATATTCAAAATAAATTCTAAATCTTGTTCATTAAATTTAGTAGAATATTTTTTCTTTAAATCTTCCTTTCGACCTTCTTTGATTAAAATGGAAACCAACTTCATATGGTATAAATATAAAGAAAGGGAGATTAAAATCTCCCTTTCGAATGGTAGTCCCGCGTGGAATCGAACCACGAATAACTGCTTAGAAGGCAGTGGTTATATCCGTTTAACTACAGGACCATTGTCATTTCCAAAATAGTTGTATCAAAAGTATAACAAAACTCAGACATAAACAAATTAAAGTTTTTGTTGTCATAGGTTCTTTTAATATCCACCAAGCCATAACGCTAAAAACTATAACTCCAATTGAAAAGCCAATTATTCTGTTGGGCCAAGTTTCTCCATTATACAAACTAACCATTTCTCTACTTGCTAAGATAACTAAATAACTAATCGGAATTCCAATTATTGTCATTAAAAATGGATTACGTTTAATCCAATTATTCCACAGATGACCTTGCAATTGATAAAAAGTGAAAGCCTGAGAAAACAAATAAACTGAAAGAATAAATACTATTGATAAAACCTTGTTCATTGTAACAAATATATTAAAAGTTTGTTACAAAAAAAACCCCTCGTTTAAGGGAGGGGTTTCTTTTAGAGTGTTCTGAGAACATAACCGATTACGGATAATAGTCCGAGAATTAGTGGTACTTGTGTTTTTGCTCCACCCATAAGTGATAGGTGAAGAACAACAGCTGCACTCATAAATGAGGTAATCAACACCATTCCGTAGAGTGATGTCATTGGGATTGCAAGTAAGATTACTCCGAGAAGTTCTCCAACTCCTGTGAGCATTCTGTACTTTTCCAACTTCATGAATGCGAAGTTTCCGACCATTTCTTGTGTTCCGATGATTTTCTCAATTGCGCCTTTGCCGAGCATTGCTCCAACAACAGCGGTGAGAGCCCATCCAATCATTGCTAAAATTGTCATAAGTTTAATTTTAAGATAAAAAAATAGATGAATAATTTGACAATGTCAAATAAAAAACCCCCACCACGAGGGTGAGGGTTAGTTACTGCGAATAATGAAATATTATCTTCCGAAGATATATCTTAAACCGAGTTGACCTTGCCAAACGTCAAATACAGATGTATTCCACTGATAAGTGTCTCTGATGAGACCTACAGTAGTTGTACCATTTGCGTTGAGGATTGGTTGAGTTGACAATCTGTAGACAGGTTCACCAGCTGTGTTAGTTGATGAATAGCTAAGGATTGCAGGGTTTGTAGCTCTTTGAGATACACCCCAATCGTTGTTTAACATGTTACCAAAGTTCAAGATATCCAATCTGATTTGGAATGTGTTTCTGTGACCTTTGATATCGATGAAGAAATCTTGTTGAACAGACAAATCAAATCTGTGTAACATTGGAATAGCGAGAGCGTTTCTCTCAGCGTATTGACCTCTTCTTGTAGAAAGATATTTGTCTTGGTCGATGTAAGCGTCAAAAGCTGCTTGTTGTTGAGCTTCAGTGAAAGTTACACCGCCTGAAGTGAATTGAGCAAATTTGATGTCCGAACCTTTGTTTGGAACAAAGATAAGTTCATTGTTATTCACTCTGTCACCGTTTAGGTCACCCGCTACGAAGTAGCTGAATGGGTTACCTTGTTGTCCTACATAACCTAAAGTTACAGTAGTTGCACCAGCACCTTTCTTAGCACCGTTCTCTAATCTATAACCAAGAAGACCAACAAATCTGTTAGGAATCCAGTTATCAGAGAAAGCTAAAGGAAGGTCGTTGTTTCCGTTGATTGCTCTTGCTGACTGCCAAGAACCAGAAGCAATTGAACCAGCACTCATGAAGTCTTTAGAAAGTGATGTAGTCCAAGCTGCAGAACCCCAAAGACCTTTTTGGATTGGATATTTTAACTCGATAGTTGCTGATGTATTGTAAGCGCCATTTCTGTTTGTTAAAACCGCACCCATAGATACGTTGTCATTTACTCTTACGCCAGCATCGTTTCTTGCGAAAACAGGTCTTTTGTCAGGACCTGCGAATACTCCTACAGGAACATCCAAGTTAGCGTTGTAGTAATGAACAGCGTTCAAAAATCTATTGTACATAAGTTCCACAGTACCTACAAATCCGAATGGTAACTTCTTGTCTGCAGCAAGGTTAGTTTTCCATACTTGTGGGAATTTGTAGTTGGGGTCAGTGAATGCTAAATCAAAAGTAGAAGGAAGTGTTGGTGTAGAAGGAATGAAGTATTGGTTAGGGTTAGCTGTGAAACCGTAGTTAGCAGCTGCCGCACCTGATACATCGATAAATCCTGTAAGAACACCATTGTTTCCTACTTGGTTTGAAACGAATACATAAGGAGGTCTACCTGTGAATACACCGGAACCACCTCTTACTTGTAAATCATTTTTACCTTTGTGATTATAGTTGAAACCAATTCTTGGTTCGAAGAGAACTTGTGTTTTTGGTAAAACACCTGTGTTGAATTTCTCACCACCAGCGAAAGTCATTACAGTTACTGCAGGATTTTCTAATGCCGTGTTTTCGAAACCAATTACAGCCGCTCTCAAACCACCTGTGATTTTCAAATTAGCGTTGTACTGATACTCATCCTGAACATAGAGGTCAAGACGAGATGTTTTCAAAACTTGCATTGGTTCGATTCCACCAGGTAACGCTGAGTAACGAAGTTGGAATCTTGCAGGAGCAAGAGTTGAAGGTCTTCCACCGTTTGCTAATGATTGATTAGCTGCGGTGTAGAAATCAGTCAAAGAATTGAAGATATATACACCGTTTGAAGCGGGGAAGAATAAGTTGTTAGAACGATATTTCTCGAAGTTAACACCAGCCACAATTGTGTGCTTGTCCATAAATTTGGTCAAGTTGTTAGTGATGTGGAAAGTGTTATAGTCCAACTTGTTACCAGGAGTGAATGGGTCAAATCCTACAGAAGCGTAGGTTGCGGTACCATTCATGATATCAATAGTTGGAAACATCTGTGAAAGATATCCTCTATTTTCAATCTGCTTGTCATAACCAACAATTAGGTTGTTGTGTAAGGTATTAGAAAATTTGCTGTTGAGTTCTAATACTGAAGAACGTGTGTTATCTTGAATGATGTATCCACTGTTCTTAAAACTCATTGCGTTGAACTGAGTAGTTCTGTTTCCTGCACCTGCAGATTGAGAGTTTGAAATGTTTATCTCAGCTTCTGAATTGTGCCAAACATAACGAGCAGTCAATTTGTGCTTGTCGTTGATGTTCCAGTCCATTCTCACCAAGAATTTCTCAGAAGTGTTTGAGTTGTTGTACCCTTCCCAAGGACCCGTCTCATAATTGAAATTTGTTCTCATGAAATCAGAAAGAGTTTTCATATCTGAATACAGAACTCTTGAGATTTGAGAACCAGCTAAAGGTGAACCTTGTGAAATCCAAGTCGTACCAGGTTCAGTTTTTGTAAGGTTTTCGTAGTTACCAAAAATGAATAATTTGTTTTTGATAATTGGAGCACCTAATCTGAAACCTCTTGTAGTTTCTTCGAATTTCGAAGCGGTTACAGTAGTTCCTTTAGCGTTGTTACCAACATAACGTTGGTTGTCTCTGTTAAACTGATAATAAGAACCCTCTACTTTGTTGGAACCACTTCTTGTAACAGCGTTGATTCCAGCACCAACGAAACCACTTTGACGAATGTCAAATGGAGCTACGTTGATTTGTAGTTGGTCAATCGCATCCAAAGAGATTGCAGTTGAACCAGTTCTACCACCAGCCTGAGCTGAAGAACCAAGACCGAAACCGTTGTTAAACTGAGAACCGTCAATTGTGAAGTTGTTCAATCTGCTATCAGCAGCTCCGAAAGAACGACCGTCACCCATTGGGTTGTACTTGGTGATTCCGTCAATAGTTCTTGCACCAGTAATGGGAACAGAAGTTAGTTCTCTCCTTCCAAATTGCTGAGACGCACCGGTTCTACCTGAGCTGAAAATGTTGTTTTTGTTTGAATTTACAACTACTTCAGTAAGGGTTTTAACTTCATTGACCAACACAATTTCCAAGGTAGTTGAAATACCAAGATTTGTATTGATGTCTGTAAGCTCCTTCATTTTGTAACCCACATTAGAAACGTGAATTACATAAGGACCACCAGGACGCACAGCAGGAATGTTGAAAATACCAACTTTGTTTGTGATTGCACGATATTCAGAACCCGTAGGTTGGTGAACAGCATGAACCGACGCTCCCGCTAAAGCATCTCCTTTTTCATTTTTCACTACACCAGACAGGGCAGAAGTTGTAATTTGCCCGAAAGATGCGAGAGTCACGAACAAGGATAAAAGTGACATCATGATTTGCTTTTTCATGTTTGTTTTGTTTATTGGTTTATAAATAAAAAATCCCGAAGACATGCGCCAACGGGATTATTGTATTTTCAAAATTGTTAAAATAGTTCAGTCGATAAAAACTCATAAAATTTCTCCACCCTTTCATAACTACCCTGTCGAAAACAAAAATCCCAATCGACAACACAAAGTTAATAATTTTTTAATTGAGAATCAATAGGCGAAAAAAAACCCCCGATTTCTCGGGGGGTCTCTTGGTTACTTTTTAAGCTTACCAATAAGTTTTGTGATATGTGGTCCCACCACAACTCCGACAACGACACCTACTAAAAAGTGCCAATGCCATAAAAATTCAAAATTTTCCATACTCATTTTGGTTTAATTTTTAGACTTTTAAAGGTGATATTTTAATCCAAATCCTGTAAGACTTGAATGTTTACCATCTTTAACAGTTCTTAGAATTGATTGTTCTAAGCACCATCTTTTGTTTATCCTATAACCAATGGAAGGAGCATAAGTAAATTGTCCTTTTTGTCCATTGAAGAAGGTAACACCGCCATCAAGACCGATATGGAGTCCTTTTTTGAGGTGCTTACGGTATCCAACTAAAGCCGGCATTCTAACGAAACCTGCTTTATTCTGCATGAAACCAAAAGAGACGTTCCAATTTTTTTTGGAAAAATCTACTTTTTGACCCCAAGCTTTGGAATCCCAATCAACATTTTTTGCAATCGGTGCCATAGCTGTTGCTCCAACGGAAATGTCCCATCCCCCTTTTTTCTGAGCAAATGTTGCTAATGAGAATACCATAGCAAAAAATAACAAAATGTGTTTTTTCATTTGTTTTTTGTTTATTGATTTATAAATAAAAATCCCATTCACAGACTCTTTCGAGTTGCGGATGGGACTGATATTTCTGTATTATAAATATTTCAATTTTCCGAAATATTCATTTTTTCAGTTTGTTCTCTGAGATAGTTACATTCAAATTCGGAGCAAGTTTGGGGTCTGATTTCATAAACCATACATGATTTGACCTGTGGATTGTAGAAAATACAAGGTAGTTTGGGATTAAAAAAATCTAATCTAAGAGCGGGAAAATTTTTGGGGTCTTGCCATGTTGATTTGTTAGGAAAAAGAGATTTACCTTCTTCATAGGTGATAAAAACTTCTTTGAACATGATTTCTCTGCCTAATTTGTTCGATAACCTATCAACGAAATCATATGCATCAAGGTGAGGACCTATGATGAAATCCCTTTCAGCTACTGTACAACATCCTCCGTGATTACCAGGAAAACCCATACATCTGTTACTACATATATTACAATCTGTACCCATAAACTATTTTAATTTTGTTATTCCATATACCCAATTTAGGGGTAGAGGTTCTGTTTTTTTGATTTTTTTATTTTCATAACCATTTGTAATCCATTTTGTACCAAATTGTGAATTTTTATTCCCTTTTTGGCTTATTGAATTTTTTTCACCTATTTTTTTCTTTGTTTCTTCGTTATGTTTTTTTCCGAGCCAGGAGTAAGAGTCTTGTATTGATTTTAATTTTCCATTTTTATGATTTTTTTCATTTGACGCAATACGGGATAGTGAAATTTTTTTTCTATAATTTGGGTCGGATTTCAACATTTCTCTATGTTTTATACCCGCGGCTTTAGAACACTTGTATTGGTGAGTTGGATTATTAAACCCGCCAGTACCACCAGGTTTCAAATTATAACAATTCGGGTCATTTAGAAAATTCTCGTTTATAATTTCCTTTTCTCTTTTTATCAACTCTTCTCTATTGATACACCATTCGAGAATTTCGAATTTGAAATTATTCGGACCGTATTTTCTTATTGCAAATCTTAAATTAGTTCCACTCCCTATGTAACCATCGTTCAGGTTTGTTGTTGAATGCATTCCAACGTAAAATTTATTATTGAGGAGGTTTGTTGTCTTGTATATAAAATGATATTTTTTTGACTTATTTGAGTTCGACATACTAATAAATATGTCAAGAACTCAAAAAAGTCTGCGGTGGAGAAGACGGGAGTCGAACCCGTGTCTTGTTCGCGATAACTATAAGTGACTACACGTTTATTACAACATTGTTTCTCAATGTTCCGAAATATTAGGTTTGATATATGTGAGAAACCTACCTACAAACAACTTGGTCTCAGAATTATTTTAAACGAGCTCTGACCTGTGACCCGTATATTGGACTTCTGTTCCTAGGTTATATGTCCTAACCGACCCGACGTTGTCAAAACTATCAAGCTTTAACAACAGCTTCCTCAGCGATAAGACCGAGAGCAGCCATTTTAGCAAAAGTATTGCCAGTTGTGTTTTAAATCAGTTTTTAAGGAGGTAATTTAGCTCCTACGTGCCACCTATACCTATACACGCCAATCGATGCCATTTCTTCCCCGTAATTTCAAATAACTTTTACAAATATAAGAATAAATATTTTAATTCCAAACCTGTATTTATCAATATGGGAAAATTTGATTCTTTTGTTGCTTTAAAAAATTTTATTCAAGGTAAAATTGATTCTTCAGATTTGAAAAATCTCATACCACAAATTTATAAAGTGGATGTGAATTATGATGATTTGAGTAAAAGTTTGGTAACATATGAGTTTGAAAATGAATCAGATTTATTGAAAATGATTGATATTTCTGATGATGATATTTGGTTTTATAATAGTATCTCAAATCCATATACAGGTTATTACATATACGGTCCTGATAACTCTGAAACCGATTTTGAAGAAGGTTATGGTTTATGGGATGAGTTGGATGGTGATAATTGGGAAAAATTTGAAACTATTTCAAGATTTGTTATGAAACAACCCTTTTCACAAGACATTGATTTTCTTAGTGTCTTCGCTCACACTTTGCAAAGACTTTTCCCAAAAAATGTTCGAGCGATGATAAATGATTATTCACAAGAAAGGGATAATCAAATGAAAGATGCTGCACAAAATGTAATTCAAAGAGATTTGGATGATTATTTTTCGCAACTTGGTATGGAGTATAAAAACGGTTTTTTAAAATTTGAAATAGGTAAAGTATTTGAACAATATGTTTATAGTGGTCAATTGACACTGTCATTCGAAAAAATTTTGAAAAAATATCTAAAATCAGAATATACGCCTGAAGGTGGGTGGAGTGATAGTACTTGGGAATATCAATCGTCAGATGGTTTTGACAGTGAATACTTCAATAGGGAGGTCGAAAAAGAATTAGATTCCATAATTGAAAAAATTATGGAAAATGAAGAGGAGTCAAAAAACTTTATTTCCATGGTTGAAAGAATTGAAAGTAAATTCAAACAAGGTGTACTGTATGATTTGCCAAAGGATAGGTCTAATAAAGTTAAATTCTCCATCCAAGCCTACGATTATCCAAAACAGGAAGTTATTGTTAAATTGAGAAAAGATTTGAAGGAAAAGACATTTTCCATGAAAGAACAGAATTTTTATAATTTATTATATCAACCTGAATTATTTAAAATTGGAGAATTGCACGATTTGTAGTACATTTGTGTAATGCAAAACGATTTATTATTCCTGAAAGAAGTATTATCAGTTCCTACTGTAACTTATCAAGAAGAATTTATGATAAGATTCATACTCGATTGGCTAGAAGAAAATAAAATTGAAAATTATGTTGATGAGCGTGGTAACATTTATGCGACCAAAAAAATTTCCGAAGTGGATAATGATTTTTATTATCCTTGTGTTGTATCTCATACTGATACTGTTCACTCCATTAGACATTTGATAATTCGAGAAGAGCAGTTACCAAATGCTCAAGGAGAGTTAAAACTATCCTTAAAGGCTTACGACGTAAACGGTTCTCCTACAGGTATCGGTGGAGATGATAAAGCCGGAGTTTTTGCTTGTCTGAAATTATTATCAGAGTTACCCTATTTGAAAGCTGCTTTCTTCGTGTCAGAAGAAACTGGCTGTCACGGGTCAAGAAATTGTGATATTAAATTTTTCGACAACGTAGGATATGCAATTCAATTTGACGCACCCGAGAATTGGATGGTTACTGAAACATGTTCTGGTCAAGTTATGTTTGACCGAAACTCAGAATTTTTCAAAAGTTGTGATGAAGTGTTGACAGAGAACATGCATAAGGATTACATAGATTATATGGTTCACCCCTATACTGATGTTTATGCATTGAGAAGTAAATTTGATTTTTCTTGTATAAATTTTTCGATTGGATATTACGACTATCATTCACCTGATGAATATGTCGTTGTTGAAGATGTTTTCAACGGAATAAAGATGGGAAAACTTATGATTGAGAAATTGGGATATAAATTACACTTCAAAAAAGCGAAAGACCACGGAAAATTCTATTTATAAAAATTTTTCTAATTTTTCTATAAAGGGTTTCACCATAGGGTGGTCTTGTATATCTGAATATTCCATACCCTTTGATTTCATATGTTTTATGGTGTCAATAATTCTTTGTAAACTTGAACCCACAAATTTTGATGCTTGAGGATATTGTTGTATAAATTCCGACAATTTGAATATTTTTTTTGATTCTTCAATTGGCATTTTCAAACTGAAAACTAATCTTCCTAACATATTTTTCGCATATTGGTCCGCATCTAACTCCATCTCCCAATATTGTTGATAAATTTTCTCGAAATCTTCCAAATCGTAATCTGTTAGAGGATTGGGCATTTTTATTTCTGAAATTTGTTGTTCGTGTCTTATTTCATGAAATAAAGTATAAAGAAAATCCCCCAAGGTAGCCATTTGACTTGGAGCACAAATTATAACTTGGTCTCTTGTTCTCACTCCTGCATATGATGGACAAGCATTTAAAAACTTCACATTGTAATTTGATTTTTCTATAAAATTTTTAACAAAACTTCTAATCATCGGTATCCTGTCTAAATAATTTTTTGGAAAAATAGATTTGAAATTTTCCAAAACTTTGTCAAGATTTGAAGTGGGGTTTTCTGAGTCAGACTCTCTTAAAATTTTTCTTATCAATTCACGCATTTCATATAAATACAAAAAAAGGGACTTATCGTCCCTTTTTTGTTATTTTTATTTCTTCTTTCTCAACTTTCAAATGATAGGTTTTCCCTTCGATGAATTTTCCTGTGAGAACTTCCTCAGAAATTAAATCTTCAACTTTGTCTTGAATTGCTCTTTTCAAGGGTCTTGCTCCATACAATTCGTCATATCCTATTTTTGAAAGGTATTCAATAAGACTATCATCGTATGTGACAGTATATTTTAATTCAGAAAGCCTGTTAGAAAGTTTTTTCAATTCAATCTCCGTGATTTTTTTAATATCGTCTTTTGATAAAGAATTGAAAACAATCGTATCATCAATCCTATTCAAGAACTCAGGAGAAAAGAAATTTTTCATTTCTTTCATGAGAACCTGTTTTCTGGCTTCCTCATTTGAATAGGAATTAGAGAAACCAATCCCTGTACCGAAATCTTGTAATTTTTTGACTCCTAAGTTTGTTGTCAAAATAATCAAAGTATTTTTAAAATTGATTTTTCTACCGAGAGAATCTGTCACGTGTCCTTCATCAAGAATTTGTAACAAGATTGTGAAAACGTCTTTATGTGCTTTTTCTACCTCGTCGAAAAGGATAACTGAGTAAGGTTTGTTTTTAACCTTTTCAGTTAGTTGTCCCCCTTCATCGTATCCGACATAACCAGGAGGGGCACCTACTAATTTGGATACAGTGTGTTTTTCTTGGTATTCACTCATGTCAACTCTGATAAGAGCTTCTTCTGAACCAAACATCTCTTTCGCAAGTTGTTTTGCCAAGTGTGTTTTACCGACGCCAGTAGAACCGAGAAAAATAAATGAACCGATTGGCCTGTTGGGGTCTTTGATACCCAAGCGGTTTCTTTTAATTGATTTAACCACTTTGATTACGGCCGAATCTTGTCCAATAACCTTACCTGTTAGCTCCTTATCCAAGTTTATCAGAGATTTTGTATCATCAACACTCATTTTGTTTACAGGAATTTTGGTCATATTTGAAACAACATCATAAACCATGTTCAACGTGATTTCTTGTTTTTGTTTCTCCATTTCCTCATCAAATTTCTTTTTCTCCGAATCTAATTTATCCAACAACTTTTTTTCTCTATCTCGTAATTGCGCCGCTTGTTCGTAATTCTGTTTTTTTACAACATCGATTTTTTGTTGTTTGATTTCCGCAGCCTTTTTTTTGAGTTCCTCAATAACCTCGGGAATTTTCACTTCTGTTTGCATACGTGCACCAACCTCATCTAAAATGTCAAATGCTTTGTCAGGAAATTCTCGGTCTGTAATATAACGTTCAGCAAGTTTGACACAAACCTCAATGACCTCATCAGAGTACCTGACCTTGTGATAAGATTCATATTTGGGACGAATGTTCTTCAGAATTTCTATAGTTTCAGCAACAGATGAAGCCTCAACAATAATTTTTTGGAATCGTCTTTCAAGAGCACCATCCTTTTCAATGTTTTTTCTGAACTCATCTAAAGTTGTGGCCCCAATAATTTGAATCTCACCACGTGATAAAGCGGGTTTGAAAATATTGGAACCATCCATAGAACCGGCAGAATTACCCGAACCAACCAAAGTGTGCACCTCGTCAATAAAAACTATAATGTTTGGGTTTGTCTGTAATTCTTCAATAATAACTTTCATCCTCTCTTCAAATTGTCCTCTATATTTTGTTCCCGCCACAACAGAGGTCAGGTCTAAGTTTACAATTCTTTTATCAATAAGATTTTTGGGACATTCACCGCTTACAATTTTCATTGCTAAACCCTCTACAATTGCGGTTTTACCACATCCCGGTTCTCCTAAGATAATTGGATTGTTTTTCTTGCGTCTTGATAGGATTTGTGCAATCCTCAAAATTTCTCGGTCTCTACCAATTACAGGGTCTAATTTACCTTCGGACGCAAGTTTATTTAAATCTCTACTGAAGTTGTCCAAAACAGGAGTAGAACTGTCGGAAGTCTTTTGCTTCCTACTTGTTTTCATGTCGTCATCATCCATTAGTTCATTCATGGTATATAATTTTTACAAAGATGTATCAAAAAATGTACACAAACAAATAATTTGTAATATTGTCATAATAAATTTTTTTTTCATGACAATCTGTCATTTATTTAGTTTCGGCACACAACTTGACTCTAATTATATAAATAATAAACCTCAAAAACAAAAAAAACTATGATTTTATCTAACAACGAATTGAACAGAATTTTCGACGACATTTTCAATGGGACGTCCAAACCTTATTTCAAAACCTCAGTAATTTCAAAAAATCCTGATGAGGAGAATTATGAAATAAATCAAACAAAAGATGGTGCATATCTTTTCTTTGAGGTTCCTGGTTTTAATAAATCAAATCTCAAAGTAGAAATGGAAGACGGAATTCTAATCATTCAAGGAAAAAGAATTTATAAATTGAATGGTGAAGAAAAAACAAAATCTGTATCAAAAGAATTCAAAATTGGAAAGGAATATAATTCATCTGAGATTGAGGCAACAATAGAAGATGGTCTACTAACGGTATTCGTACCTAATTACAAAAAACAAGAAAAAAAGAGAATCAATCTCCTGTGATAAAAAAACCCTCAACTTAGTTGGGGGTTTTTTCACACCAATCTATTATAAGATGAACTCTATCTTCATCACCATCATTCACCACAGAATGTGATAATTTATCATTATTCATTTCCCAAATTTCACCGACTTTCATATTGATGGATTCTTCACCTACATTGAAAATACATTTTTCATTTGTAATTATTGGTATGTGTATCCTTTTAGAAAATTTAAAAGTATTGTTTGCACTGTCAACGTGGGTTGGTATAATACTTTTTTTGTATAGTTTGACTAAAATAGCTCTGAGTAAATAACCTGAACCGCCGGTTTGTTTTTTTATAATTTCACAAATATTATTTAAATCCTCTTCGAAGAAGGTATAGTTTTTAGTAAACACTGGATTAAAGTTGGTAGAAAAAAAATCATTGTCATAAACTATTTTAATTGTTTGTGTATTGACCATATCAGTACACGCTTTTTGTCTCAAGGTAAATTCGTTCCAATCTACTTTTTCACTATTTAATATCGTCAGAATATTCGATATGTCATAATGTCCATAATATTTGAAAGATTCATTTACATTCATACTTATAATTATAATTCTTTAGTTAAAATAAATTTATTATGTCAGTGATTAGAGAAACTATAGAAGGTTCAAAAATTATAAATGAAATTAAATCATCGAATCTCAAGAGGACAGAATATGATGTTGAAACAAAAATGATGATTGTTGAATTCAACAATGGTTCTAAATACCAATATGAGGACGTACCCCATCAAATTTATACAAGATTCAGAATGTCGGAGTCACAAGGAAAATTTTTTTCAACTGATATTTCAAAAAAATACAAATTCAAAAAACTATAATTTTCGTGGTATTTATTGTGAATGAAGAAGTTTCAAAAAATTTTAGATAGTTTTTCTTTGCAAGAAAATTTGAATCCCAAGGTTTGGGATAACTACGAGGATATTGATAAGGCAACTCTAAAATCTGAAGTAAGAAAAAAATTACTTGAGATTGCTGAGGAATTTTCTGATGATTTAGGGGACGATGTCTTTATCGAAGATATTGTCTTGATGGGTTCTTTAGCAAATTACAACTGGTCAGAATTTTCGGACTTCGATTTACACTTGCTTGTTGATTTCGGAAAATATGGTGAAGATGAGGAATTGTATAGAGAAATTTTCGAGTTAAAAAAGAAAGAGTTTAATAATAAATATGATATCACCATTTATGGTTACGATGTTGAGGTTTATGCACAAGGTGCGGATGATGAACATTCCAGCAGTGCTGTTTATTCCATAATGAATGATGAATGGATTCAAAAACCAGTCAAGGAAAATGCGGAAATAGATTTTGATTTTTTAAAAAAGAAAGTGAAATCTTGGATTTCAAAAATTGATGATACAATAGAAACCGAGGATATCGATAAGATGAAATCTCTCAAAGAAAAAATAAAAAAATATCGTAAATCGGGATTAGAAAAAGAAGGAGAGTTTTCCTATGAAAATTTAGTTTTCAAATTTTTGAGAAGGTCGGAAATGATTGGAAAACTTTTTGAGGCAATAACAAAGGCTAAAGATAAAAAACTTTCAATCGAATCAAAAATCACTGAACAAAGTGATAGATTATTTGGTTCCGCAAGTGTTAAAATACCCGCAGATGGTGCTCATGCGGGTCAAAGTGGATGGGCTAGTGGTAACGCTTGGGATATTAAAGCACCTATCGGAGAACCGGTTTATGCAATTGCGGATGGAACTGTTAAAACCTTCAAAGACTACGGACCTAAGGTAAGGAAAACTCAAGGGAAAAAACTTTTTGGTATAGGATTCACTGTGAAGAGTGATAATTCATTACCCGATGTATATTATACTCATCTACAGAATGCTCAAGTACAAAAGGGTTCCAAAGTAAAATGTGGACAATTGTTAGGATATGTGATGGATTTTCCTGGAAGTTCCTATGACCACCTGCACATTGGAGTTGAGTATGGACACAATATAAGAGAATTTTTGAATGACGATGGTACTCTAAAATGTGCCAAAGGGGAAATTGAAGTTACCCCTAAATCAAAACAAAAAAAACAATCTAATAAAGACCAACAGATGATTTGGAATACTTTATCAGATTCTGTTTTCTTGAAAAAGATTATGTCCTACGTGAAGGACGGTTTGTATTTTGAATATACTCCAGGACAAAAGATACCATATGAACAACCCGTAGAAGTGATACAATCAGGTTTACAATTTTTTGGGTTTTCTTTACCAAGATATGGTGTTGATGGTAAATTCGGACCTGAAACCCAAGGAGCTGTTAAAGATTTTCAATCAAGTGTTGGGTTACCACAAACAGGAATTTTTGGAGTAGAAGATTCCAAATACCTTTTGGCTATGTTGATACAGAAAGGTTTTACTGATTCTGATTTGAGAGGTCTTCAATATGATAGGGATTTCGGATTAGAGTCAAAAAATGACCAAGATTTTTATCAAACTTTACTTACCAAACTAGGTGCACCTGTAACAAATGAAAATATGAAGTTTTTATTGGCTTGGAGACAAGCTGAGGGTAAGGCAGGTAATTTTAATCCATTCAATACAACTCACAAACTCGAAAACTCAACCGATTTTAACTCTGCGGGGGTCCAAAATTATCAGACATTAGATGATGGTATGTACGCAACACTAAGAACCCTAACCAATGGGAGATATAATTGTATCGTAAACGGTTTAATAAATGATATAGGTGCTGCTGAAATAGCTAAATGTGCTTCTCTAGAAACTTGGGGAACGGGAGACTTAGTTGGTAAAGTAATCAGTGGTTATGAGAATGGAGCATCAATTAAAAGCCCAAGTCTCAGATAATTAGATTATTTCTCAAAACTACTATATTTATAAAGAAAAATTAGATGGCTTTATTAACATACCAAATAGCACCTTGTTTTGGCGGAACAACAATATTAGTTGATTTTGATAGTAGTAATTTACCTGCTGTAAATGGTTGTTATTTTTTGAGGTTCACGGGTGCAACTCAAGAGGGATGTTATGAGATAATTGATTATGCAGAACCAGCCACAGGAACTGATACTGTAAACTTCATGTCTATCAATCATGTTGATTGTGGGACTTGTTTAGCCATTGTTACACCTACCCCGACCCCATCAGTGACACAGACTAAACCCCCAACACCAACACCTACTCAAACCGACACCCCAAATGTGACCTCAACACCTACAGGGACTCCAAGTGTCACACCGACAACAACAAAAACTCCAACACCATCGGTGACAACAACGAATACTCCAACAAAAACTAATACACCTACACCTTCAATTACAGCCAGTAATACACCCACACCTTCAATTACTGCTAGCAACACACCCACACCCACACAAACAGGTACACCTGCTGCTACTCCAACACAAACTGGAACTTCAGCGGTTACTCCAACACCAACACCAACTGTAACCAAAACTAATACTCCAACGCCTACACAAACAGGTACCCCTCCAGCGACACCAACCCAAACACCAACACCCACCCAAACTCCATTTTATAGTGGTATATCAGTAAACCAAAACTATGAATATACTGCGGAAATGCTTGGTTCATTTAGTGGGGGAACATTACCACCTGGTACACTAGTACCACATCCAGGATATGCTGCGGATTTACCTAATGGTAACACAATTCAGGTAATACAGCTAAATGCCATAACATTAGGAGGATTTGACGGACTCAACAATTAAAACTTTTAAAAAACAATATAAAAATGGGAGACTTAAAACCAATAGGGAGTGAAAAACTCACAGGTCAAGACAAAATCAAAAGAATTCTTGAAATTGCAAAGTACAACGAAACAATTCCAAGTTCCGTGAATGAAAATGCAAAATCAGTATATTCAATAAATTTAGCTGACGGTAATGACTATCAGATTGTAAAAGAAAAACAAGGATACATTATCAAGAAAGTAGTTTCTGAATCTCAGTTAGATTACATTGAGCCTATGAAAAACAGAAAATATTTTTCCTCATATTCCCAAGCATTCAAAAGATTAAATCTATTGGCAGGTGAACTGAATAGATTAAATGAGAATGAGAATGGGGTTGAATTATATGGAGAACAAAAGAAATTTGTTTTGAAAACTCCTAAACCTGAGCCTGAGGCAGTAGAACCTCCGGCACCACCTGCAGAACCACCAGCAGTTCCGCAACCAGAATTACCTGATTCACCTGTCGGAGGTGAAGAGGAGGTTGACATGAGTGCTGAGGAAATGCCTGATGGTGAAATTGATTTAGGTGCTAGTATGGATGATTTAGAATTGGATGGTGGTGAATCTGCTCCTGAGGGAGAACCTGAAATGGATGACGCTATGGGTGATGAATCGGCTGCGTCAGAAGAGATGGTGACATTTAAGACCATTCAAAAGTTGACAGGTAAACTTACACAAAAAATTAGAGAGTTTGATGCTCAAGACGGAATGACTTCAGAAGATATCAAATATGTGATAAATATGGTTCTTTCTGCTTTGGATTTGAAAAATCTATCTGAAGAAGATAAAGAAGATATCATGTCAAAATTTGAAGAAGCTGAGGAGAGACCTGAAGGAGATATGGATATGTCTGACAATGAATTGTCAATGGATGATGAAGATATTAGTTCTGATTCAGAGGTTGAGGACATTCAAGCTGATATGGATGAACCAAAATCTGAAATGGGAGAAATGAATGTTGGAAATGGTTCAATACTTGACAGTATCTTCAAAGAATCAAAAGTAGATAAGGTTTTATCGAAATATTTTGAAATTACAAAGAAGGAAATCTTGGAGTCAAGAGAAAAAAAAGAAAGAAAAAGTAAAATACAAGAAGTTACTTTAAGAAAAAAAATGACTGAAGTAGTAAAACTTTCTGAGTCTGTCAAACAAGAATTAGTTTCAGAAAAATTTTTGAGAGCAAACCCTTCTTTTAACGTTGTA